AGACCGAGTCATTGCATTTTACGGTCATGCGAAAAAGACGGTGGTTGATATAATTCTTACCACTCAAAAACCCGGTGACTATATAACATATACGACTCCCTATGGTGAAGAGTTGACCGGATTTATTGAAAGTCTTGATATCACCTTTAGCAAGGAAATGAAAGCAAGAGCAACTCTTATCTCTGGTTATAGTCCTCCAGTCGTTCAAACCTTTGATAATAGAGTGGTTTTGACTGGTTCTGGACAATGGCAAGTTCCCGACGGAATTAGAAAAATTCGTTATGCTCTGTTTCAAGGTGCAACAGGGGGAGGCCCTGGAGTAAAGGGCGGAGACGCAAGTGGTAGCACTACTCACAATTACGAATACACCTCTTGGATTTCTGGAAAAGTCACAAACCGTTCAAGACACGTTCTTTGGGGAGGCCCCGGCGGGGTTGGAGGCCCCGGTGGGCCGGGTGGCTCAGGCTCTCGCATAAAAGAGGGGGAAATGGATGTTACTCCTGGAGCCTTATTGGATTATTCATGTGGAGTTGGCGGTACTGGTGCGCCTTTTGGAACTCCTACTGGAACAGAGGGTTCTGTAACGACTCTAAATGGGGTAAATTCCTCTGATGGAACTTTCCCCGCCATTTCTGGTTGGGTTGATGTACTGACTGGAGATGTGTATGCACTTCCTGGAGATGCTGGGCTTCCCGGAGGAAATGGTGCAGGGGGTAGAGATGATTATACTATACCAGACACAAATGACCTCGAAGAAATCATGGGTGGGTATGTTAGTCAGACAGGGGCATACGACGAAGACGGGAAACTCTGGCCCGGTGCTCCCACTAAACTTGGAAGAACTGGATATCCAAATCATGCGAATTTACCATGGGCTCCTCAATACTATTCTGCAAACTCAGCAGGGACTCGTGGATGCGGTGCTGGTTATGCTTTAGGCCCCGGAGGAGTTGCAGGTGTTACTCAGGCCGAACCTGGAAGAAACGGTGCTTCTCAATCTCAATCCGCTGGATATGCCGCTGACGGTATGACCCCTCCTGCGCCCTCTATTTCACCTAAAAAACCCGGTGTCACTAAAGGCGGCCGAGGGGGTTATGGTGGAGGCGGTGGTTCCTGCCCCGGATGGGCCGGTGGTGAATGTGATCCGAGCGAGGGTGCAAGTCTTCCGAGTGTTGTTGCTGGTACTCCCGGAACAGGAGGCCCCGGCGGGGTTGGAGGCCCCGGTGGTGATGGAATGATTATCATTTATTATTGAGGGGGTTTGGTTATGTTAGAGCATTCACCATCTTTACAAAGTTTATCTAAAATAGCCGAATACCTTGCTCAAACCCTTACTGATGAAGAGGCTGTTGAAGTCCCTGACCTCTATCCTCCATGGTTGCCTGGAGTTCATTATGGAGGGGATAATGAGTCGAAAATTGTCTGTACTACTGGAAGTCCAAACCTTGGATATAAACTCTATAGATGTATTACTCCGCACACTTCTCAAGAAGATTGGCACCCCAGTAAAACCCCGGCCCTATGGACTTATATTGACCGAACCCATGCGGGAACATTGGATGACCCTATACCGGCTCAGCGGTCTATGGAGTATGTGTATGGGAAATACTACTTCGATCCAGAGGACGAAAAGATTTACCTGTGCAAGCGTACAGGGGAACCGGAGGGAGGGACAATCATACTGCATTATTTACCGCATGAACTCATTGGGCACTATTTTGAGGAGGTTGAGTAAATGACAGAACAACAGGCCCGTCAAAAATTAGTCCTTGCTTTTAAGGGCTGGTTAGGGTATAATGAAGTCAACGGCAAACATCGGGAAATCATTGATCTCTACAATACCCAAAAGCCGCTTCCGAGAGGGTACAAGGTCAAATATTCTGACGAGTGGTGTGCAACTGCTGTCACCGCCGCCGGAATTAAAGCCGGGTTGAGCCGCATTATTCTCGGCGAATGTAGTTGCTCCAAAATGATTGAACTCTATAAGCAGAAAAACCGCTGGCAAGAGAATGACGCATACGTTCCCTCCATTGGGGATATCGTCATGTACGACTGGCAAGATGGTACGAATTACGCTAAAACTGATAACAAGGGCGCTCCCGACCATGTTGGAGTCGTTGCAGGTGTCAACGGTAACACGGTAACAATCATTGAGGGTAACAAGGGGGAGGCGGTGGCCTATCGAAACCTGAAAATCAACGGTCGTTATATTCGTGGATGGTGCTTGCCTGATTACGCAAGTATCGCAACAGAAAAGGAGGATGACGAAGATATGGAAGCAAGGTACAAGTATCTCAAGGATGTCCCGCCCTCTTACCGGGGGTCCGTGGAAAAGGTTATGAAAAAGGGTTTCCTCGGTGGGTACAGTGACCCGAACCCGAACTCCCTGGAGGATAACCTGTTGGACATTACGGAGACATTCTGCCGTATCATCAAGGTCATGGACAATGCTGGGGCGTTCGACTAAAGGGAAGCGAGAGGCTCCTAAAAAGCCGAGACGCCGGGTTTCCGTGACGAGGGTGGTATTCCTATCCACTCAAATCTCGGCTCTTGTATGGGTCTCTATCTCCTATGGCATAGCCATTTATTCGACCGTTGCCTTACAACAGCCATTTCCAGTCACTGAATTATCCTCGCAAGCAATAACATCAATTCTCGGTGTGGGCTTCCTAAAGGTACTGGAAAACATTTTCGAGCATAACGATGGACCCGTTTTTGGGCATTCTAAGAAAGGAGAACAGGACTATGGAGGAGAACAAAACTACGATGACCCCGGAGTCTGAGGGTTTTGCGGAATTGGAGGGTGTCGTTGAGAAGAGGGCTATGCCTAAAGCCATTCTCAACAGGCTCGCCGCTCTCATGTCTGTCAAGTCCATTGTGACTCTGGTTCTTACCGGGGTATTCGCATTCATGGCTTGCACAAACAGCATTTCGCAAGACTTCATGACTATCTATGCGGTCATCATTGCGTTCTACTTTGGCACTCAGAGTCAGAAAATCCAGGAAGTCATCACTGACAAAGAGGAGCAGTAACTATGGACGCCGGGACCGTGACTTTTGTTGCCGGTTTGATATCCTGTGTCATCGGTGTTTCAACATTCATTTCAGGCAGAATGACAAAGGCTGAGCGAAACGGCTCCATGGAGACCAAAATCAATCAAGCCTTGGAGGGTATAACTGCAATCAACAGGAAGTTAGAGACTTCCTCGCATGACCAACACGCTGTCGAATTGATGGTGCGTTCGCATGAAGAGCAGTTGAAAACCCTGTTCCGCTATGATCAGGACATACGAGCCTCTATCGAAGAGGGCAACAAAACTCGTGAGGTACTCATTGAGTTACTGCAAGTTATAAAGTCTCAACGATAACGAGGTGAAACGATGAATCCAGAACAGAACCCCTTGGAAAACCTCGGAGAAATTCGTGACGAAAAGGATGCACTTGACCAGAGTATCGCTCTAAACCGGATTGTCATGACTATGCTCCAGCACCAAAAAGAGTCAAATAAACGAATGTTTATTGTGCTCATCATCAGCCTCATCATCAATGCGTGTATCGTTGCAGGGTTTCTCTATTACGAAAGCCTCTGGGAGTACGAAACAACTACCACGACCGTCACGCAAGAAGTCGAGGGCGAGGGGTCTGACATCAACAATGTGCAGGGCAATCAATACATGGATAACGCCACGCACAACGAGGGAGGGCCTGACTGATGGGAAGAGCAAGACAGACCGTTACTGTCACAACGACTCGCCGTACACGGCAACAGACATCCCCGAAAGTGAGCACGTCTACGAAGCCTAAAGCAACCAACAGCGGGAATCAGAACCGCTGTCCGACTTGTGGCAAGTATATGAGCCGACACAAGTAGGGAGGATGTGAACCGACGTGACGAGTCACATTCAAACTCGAGCGAAGTTGAAAGAAATATGCCTTGTTACTGCGTTTGAGGATTTGCTTGACTTGTGTACGTTGAGTGACATCGACAAAGAAATTCTCCGGTTGCATTACCTAAAGGAGAAAGACTTTCGGTTCATTGGAGACGAACTCGGTTTCAGTGAATCAGCAATAAAGCAAAGGCATAGAAAAGCCCTAAAGAAACTCGGAAATATTATCTAAAGGCTCGCCCCTCCGGGGGTGGGCCTTTTGTTATTTTGAAATACTTTTGGTGTCCTTTTAGGCCCCGTCTTATGTACTTGAGGCGGGGCCTTTTGCTTTATACTTGAGTATAAAGGAGGCGATATAGTGCTCTATCCTGAGTCCGTTGTGTGTAATGAACTCCGCTGGGAGTACGGGTTGCCAAAATGGAAAGCCCTTGCGCTCATACAGAAGTACAAATCCCGGGATGAGTATGCGGTACTGTGTCGCCTCATTGAGATACGAAATTCCATACTTAGAGAGGAGCGATAGCCGTGTATCAATATCCGGGTCAAATGGGGGTTGCCCCCGGTATGCAGGTTCCGCAACCGGGTCAAATGTACGGGGTCCCCGGACAGCCCATGCAACAGTCTCCAAATTTCGTCCCTCAGGTCCCGTCAGGCGTCCCGCAAGGGGTCAGTCAGGGTAACTATGCCCCCGCCCTACAAAACCCCATGAGGGTCCGCCCTGTGGCCTCCTACGACGAAGCGAAAGCAGTCCCGACCGATTTTATGGGGAATTTGCTCGTGCTTACTGACCTCTCCCATGGGTGCATATACACAAAGGTTCTGGACCCTGCGACTGGTAGTTCCATATTCCGTGTCTATAAGGAAGTCGTTGAACCTGCGCCTCAGCCTGAGCCGGTTGCTCCACCTGCGCCCATGTATGACCCTAAAGCAGAGATTGAGCGGCTCCGTTCAGAGTTGGAGGGTATAAAGCACGAACTCGGTCTTGATAGCAAGGAGGAACAGAAATGAACCAGATGAACCCCATGCAGATGCTTCTTCAGATGACAAGAGCCGGTCAAAACCCGATGGGCCTGTTGCAGTCTCTATCGAGACAAAACCCGCAAGTCGCTCAGGCTATGCGGCTCATTCAGGGTAAAAGTCCTGAGCAACTCCGAAAGACTGCGGAGAACCTTGCTAAAGAGCGAGGGTACAACTTGGAGCAGATTGCTCAGCAGATGGGCATATCGCTCCCTAAATAAGATATTCGGCGGCGTACGAGCCGAGTATAAATACAATGAAAAGGAGAATATCTATGGACGACTTTGGAATGGGCTATGCTCTCGGTCAGGACTCCAACGGCGGCGGGAACTGTAACAATGGTTTCGGCGGTATGTGGGGAGAGGGTATCTGGGCTGTCATCATCCTCGGTATGATTTTCGGTTGGGGCCGAGGCGGATGGGGAGGCTTTGGCGGCGGTGAGGGTATCAACTCTCCGGCCGGTCAGGGTGCTCTTACTCGTGGCGACCTGTGCGCTGAGTTTAACTTCAACAATCTGGACAACGCTGTCCGGGGTGTTCAGCAGGGTCTTTGCGACGGGTTCTATGCTCAGAACACGGCCCTCATGAACGGCTTCCACGGTGTGGACAATGCGGTTTGCAGTCTGGGCTATCAAACTCAGCAGGGCTTCTCCACTCTGGCCGCTCAGATGGCTCAGTGTTGCTGTGACACTCAGAGAGCGATTGACGGCGTCAATTTCAGCACTTTGCAGGGCTTCAACGGCCTCCAGAATCAGATTGCTTCCTGTTGCTGTGATACTCAGCGACAGATTGAGCGGGGTTTCTGTGACGTCGGCTATAACATGGCAACCAACACGAACAACATCATCCAGTCTACTCATAACGATACTGACCGGGTCATTGCTCGTCTGGACGCTATGGAGAACGCTCGTCAGGCCGAGAAGATTGCCGCTTTGCAGGCTGAGAACCAGACGCTCAAGTTCCAGGCTTCTCAGAATGCTCAGAACGCATTCATTACCGCAAATCAGGAGGCTCAGACTGCGGAACTTATTCGCAGAATTGCTCCTACTCCTGTCCCCTCTTACGCTGTTCCGGCCCCTTATCCCTATTGTGGCGGCTGGAATAACGGATGCGGTTGCGGCTCTTGTTGCTAACAATGACACATTCTGCGGAGGGTGGGCATTCCGCCCTCCGCATTGATTAGGAGGAATCTATATGGCTTGCAAAACGGCTTGTAAACTGTGCAACAAACTCATCATTTCGCAGTCTGTGACTTTTACTGGAGGGAATCTGATTATCAATCTTCCCGCCGGTAGTTATAACGATGGTTGTAAATACTGCATTGTCGTCGCTCAGAGCATTCCATCAACTGCGACCATCAATGCACCGGTATTTATCACCATCGGAACCGGAACTCAGCAATACCCTCTGAACAAGTGCGATTGCACTCAGGCCACGGCTTGTTCCATTCGTACGAGAACCCGGTATGCGACTCGGGTAGAGACCACTCCTACGAGCGGCGTCTTCAAACTGCTGGGGAAAATCTGCTGTGCGCCTAACAACAATCTCAGAGGGATTAACGGGACGGCCCCGGTAACTCCGGCCTCGACTTCTGTTTAAGGGGGTTATCACATGAACCCGAAAATGAAACGTATGCTCGTCAATGAGCGTCGCCGTCGCAAAGACGGAACCTTTATGGGGTATGGTGAACCCTACTCAGAGCGGAGCGGTAGCAGGGGTGTGAATCCTGATGGAACCACTTATCCAGTCTATCCGAGCATGGTTGTGGAGGCCCGATTTCGTGACCGGGATGGGAGAGAACATTATGACAATGGTCGGTTCGCTCCTGTTCGAGGAGCCTACGATAGAGGAAGCCCTGCAACTCTTGGGGGATATCCAGTCTATCCTCTCGTTCCTCCAATCTACGAACATCACGAAGAGATGGAGCCTTGGGGAGATAGGGAATGGGATGATGCTCCTGAGCATAAACCCCATAAACTGAACCGGATAGGGTTTGCCTCTCCTGATGAAATGGACGATAGCAGGTACGGCTCCAGAGTGGATATGCCCCGAATGAATGAAATGGCATATCGCAAGGGAGAAAAGGCTCACGGCTATGCGAGCGGCGTGGAGGATATGCCCATGACAAAGGAACTCGCTATGAAGTGGGTCAAAGAAATGCGTAACTCTGATGGAACCTCCGGCCCTCATTGGACCATGGAACAGGCGAAACAGATTATGCAACAGCAGAAAATCGACTGTGACCCGCTTGAATTCTTTGTGGCCTTGAATATGATGTATTCTGATTACTACAAGGCGGCAAAGGCTCGTAACTGTTCAACCGTTGAACTCTATGCGGCTATGGCAGAAGCATTCCTTGATGACAAGGACGCTCAGCCTGAGAAACTCTCTAAGTATTACGAGTATATCGTAAAGCATTGATTTCTTAGGGTTTAGAGGCCTCAGAAATGGGGCCTCTAAATTTTTGCAAAATTTTGAAAATTTCTCTTGCACTCTGTTCCACTCTGTGTTAGAATACCCATAGAAACAAAGAAACGGAGGTTTCACACTATGTTAGAATGGATTGCAAAGGGGAATGACTTCTCTGAGTATGAGAACTCTACTCACATTCGCCTGGACCGTATCGATAAGAATGGGACTCACTATTACACGGACACTCAATGCCCTAAATGCGGAGGCACTGGAAACATTCCCTATTTCGGTCATGTTGAGGGTGGTGTGTGCTTCCTGTGCGGCGGCTCTGGTGTGCATGAAAAGAAGTTCAGAGTCTTGACTGAGGAGTACTCCAAAAAGTTGGAGGAAAAGCGGTTCAAGGACGCTTGCAAGCAAGCCCTCAAAGACAACGAGGTTTTCCTCAAGAAAGAGGGTTTCACCCCTGATGGAAAGACCTATGTTGTGCTCGGAAATACATGGCCTATCAAGGCTCAACTCAAGAATGCCGGTGCTTTCTTCTGCCATCAGTTCGGGTGGCACTTCAATCACCCCGTTGATGAGTGGCCTACCTTTACTCTTGACTTGAACCAGCCTATCGCATTCTCTGATGACGGCCCTATCTACCCTCTGGACAAGACCGTTCACGGGGCTTATCGGTATCATTTCGAGTTGGAGCATATCGTTCAGGGTTATATCAAGGACATCCAGCAGAAGTTTGAGAATGCTCAGCCGACCGAGACCGAGTGGTATGGTAGCCTCGGCGAGCGGGTCACTCTTACTGAATGCGCTTGCACTCTTCTTACTCAGTGGGAAACCGTGTATGGAACCACTCGCCTCTATAAGTTTGTAAACCCCGAGGGGTTTATCTTCACATGGAAGACCGGGGCCTACATTGAGTCCGAGTATGTAAACACTGGAAAGACCCTCACCCTGAAAGGAACCATCAAGGAGCATTCCAAATTCAAGGGCGAAAAGCAGACCGAATTGACCCGTTGCAAAATTTCTTACGAAAATTGAAAAGTTTCTCTTGCATTCTCCTCTGGAGTGTGGTAGTATAATATCAGAAAGAAACAACTACTTCACTTCGGAGGAGATTATTATGACAAAGTATCAGGAAAAGGCTATCGAAACCCTTAAGAATGAGTTCTTCAAGTATTACTCTTATGGACTTTCTGAAACCCATGAATTCAAGGAAATCCACGTTGAGGAGTGGGAAGAGACCGGAACCGTGTACGTTCGCCTTGAGGTAGGTCGAATCGGTGACGAGGGAACTTTGGCTGAGTGCTTCTGCCGGGACACGACGGCGGTCTGCATTGGAAAACGAGGCGGGTATTTCAGTTATAGAGAGTTCAGTAACAAGAAATGCACACTCAATCTTCTGGAGGCTATCACATGGGGATTCCATTGTAGACAACTCCGTGAAAAGAGATTAAAGAAAGAGGAGGCCTGAAAAGGCCTCCTTAAATTTTGTCGCAGTCTTTAGCAAGAACCCATTTCTCAAGGAACGGCTCAGTCGTTACTCGTTTGACCCATATAGAATCAGCGGTGGTGAATCTGACTTTCAATGCAGGTTTTCCACTCTTTTTATTTCTGCCGGTTGCTATCACTTTTGCAAGGTCATACCCATACCGAACTCGGGCGATTTTCTTCTCCGGGTTTGTTACGCATACCGGAGCGGCAACAGTGTCTCCGACTTTGAACTTAGTCTCCAAAAGTGTTCCCCTCCTTTTCCATGACATATTCTACAATGTCCTTTTTGAGTCGGACTGCTTCGATTATGGTGGAGTCTATGGTTTTAGAGCCGTCATGCAGGTCTGCGACAAGGTGGATATAGAATACCGGCCGAGTTTGTCCAGGTCTGTGAATTCGCTTCTTGCTTTGCTCATACAGGGCCAGCCGGTCGGTCATGGTATAATACACCAGATACCGGGCCTTTGTAAAGTCAGCGGATTCAGAGCCTTTGTAGAACTGAACCCCGAGAACGGTGGTCTTACCGGCTTGCCAGTCAGCCTCCGTGTCTTCCTTTCCCGATAGCTCACTGTATTTCCGTCCTGAGGCTTGACAGGCCGTCCTTACTTGCCGTAGGTCATACGCATATTGGGCAAACACTACAACAGGCTCTGAGGGGTCCAGAGAATCCAGTATATCGGTTAGAACTTCCTGTCGGCTTGTGTCCAACCGGAATATCTTCTTTTCCTCTATGTCGTTCACTGTACTAACGAACCCGCTTGCGATTTGCCGCTTTCGTATCTGCATAGTCAGGGCGTTCTCTGCCTCGCAATACCATTCACCATTTCTTAAGACCCCGTCCTCGCACATTTTTCTATAGACCCGTGAGGCTTTTTCAGAGAGCCGGAAATGCCGAATGCGGTTGTTTTGCTTTGGCAGTTTTACACTGGATGGAATTTTGAATGCTATGGAGTAAACCCGCTCTCGCAGTTCATCGAGGTTTTTATATGGTTGATGCTTGTCAAGAACGGTATAGCCAACAGCCATAGACCGCCGGAGGTCGACGTTCTGATACCGCTCTTTGAACAGGGTGAAATTCGTGCCAAATATCGACGGGTCAAGAAACCTGTATTGAGCATATACGTCCATCGGGCTTTCTGCGAGTGGTGTACCTGTAACAAGGTATCGGTCTGAGACCTTTCTACCGAGACGAGCGAGTGCTCTACTACATTTACTCGCCGGGGACTTTATGCGGTGACTCTCGTCGCAAATGACGCAATCAATAGGGACGGTCTTCCGCAACAGGTATTGAATAAACTTGTCACGCCAGACGCCCTCGTAGTTTACAAGTAGGACTAAAGTCTCGCTCGATGGACACTGAGGACGACGTGACAGCCTTTGTTGGACGTCCTGTACCTTTTTGGGGGTAGGCTTGCCGGACAGGTTGAGGACGTTCTGAGGACGAAGTAGGGAATGGAGCCTAAACTGCTTCTCCCACACTTCACAACCCTTATTCGTGCAAACAATCAAGACCAGTTTGTAGCCTTTGTTGACAATCATATCAATCATGACTTTGCTCTTGCCGGTTCCCATATCTGTATAGAGAGCGGCTTGCTTGCGCTCCATCATGAATTTCAATGCGAGTAACTGATGCTTCCAGGGTTTGGTCTTGAACTTCAATCCGTCTATTTCAATGAGGGGATTCTTACCCATGATACGCACCCATTGTCTTCGGGGAATACCCATTCCCCGGTCTGGTTTGTGTCAATGTACTTTACAAGGGTCATGACGCTCAATTTGCTATATGCAACCATAACGACGGCCCCTGCGCTTCTCCATTTTTCGAGGTTGTGGTTTTGCTTTGCGCTTGCCTTGTTTTTATGGTCAGGGGTTTTGACTTCAATTCTGAGGGTTCGCCCCCGGTAACAAGCATTGATATCGGCTCGACCGGAGGCGGAACTTGACCCTTTTAACTTTTCAGCCCTGCAATGAGGGAGAGAGTTTAGATACCTCAGGATTGACCCCGTGATACTGCCCTCAAGAGCCATTGTGGACCCCCTTGCCGAGAGTAAAGCGCAACCCCAAACGCTCAGCCCAAAAACTGGGAGACATAGTGTGCGGAATGGCCTTGTCATCAATGTAGAGGTCAGCATATACTTTCCTCGTATCACTGTTGAACATTTGCTGGACTTCTGCGAGGTTCTCGTTCACGGCGTCAAACTCAAGGCCCCGCACCCTGCAAAAGTCAACGGCGTCCCACAGTGGCTGACCATCTCTGGATGACCACAGAATGAGCCGAATGCCCTGCGCCTTGAGTTGATTGCAGAGGTCGAACATTTCATAGTTCGGGTCGCCTATCTCGGGGAACTTATCTTGCACAAGGGTTCCGTCAAAATCAACGGCAACGATTTTCGGCAAGGTGTTCATCTCGGTTTTAGAAACTTTGTTTTGCATTTATTCCTCTCCTATTCTTGCGGCTATTTCAACTCTCATGTGATGCGATACCCACATTCTCATCCAGCCGCTGATTTTAGGGTTTTCCTCTTCGTTTAGAGCATACAGTTCCGCATACTCCTCAGAGTACTTTTTATTTACCAAATATCTCAGGGTCTGGATATCTTCAAAGGTGGACATACTGAGTTTAACAGAAAAGTCGCCTCTTGCCCAGATGGAGAGGAATGCCCCGAACTCAGACTTCTCACAGCCGGTAACTCGAAAAAATGTATCATACAGGTCTGTGAATACCCTGCAAAAATGCACCCATTTCAAGTCCCCGTCTCGTACCACCTTGACGAGAATTTTGCTTAGTTGAGGCATTCCTCTCACCACCTTATCTTACAAGGTTAGGAACCTGCTGAGGGATAGGACAGGCCCCGCCGTCACAGTGAGCAGAATGCTTTTCCCTCCACTCATCCAGACTGCGCTCATACAGGTGCAGGCTCCCGGCGAAATGGGTATAGGTTCCGATATCAACCCCGAGCCGAAATGCAAGCAAAATCTGGAAACAAGTGAATGAGAAAACATCATACGGGAACCCGGTCCACAGGTCATTGGAGCGCATATAGGTCGTCGCATGGAGTTTTCCGTCCCGGATTAAATACTGGAGCGCAACGGTGCAAGGGACGTCTTTTGTGGGGAATGTGTTGTAGTCCTCGGCATCCTTGATATGGATAACTGCCTGACGGCTGAGCGGGTTCTTGGTCAGGGCCTCAACCACATACTCGAATTGGTCAAACCCGAACCGCTCAAAGATGCGCTGACCGTATGCAGAATTGACAGTCACGCCATCGTCAGACATACGCTCCCAAACCTTGGAGAATACGCTGATATCCTTGAGCCGGTTAGAGCCGGACAGATACCACAGCAGTTCCCCCACGGCGTACCGCATGGGCATTCTCCGGTCGTCGCTCGTAACGATATTTCGGGTCGGGTCATTGATTACCGTGATAGCGTTCAGGCACTCAGCAACGACAGCCCCGTCACGAGAGGGGTCATTCTTACCGGCCTCAGCCTGTTTGTGGAACATATCGAACCACTCCTGCCACGCCTCATTGACCGTCCTGGTCTCAACCAGAATACCAGTCGGGGTCAGGGTCCCGCCATTCATGGGGATATTGCATACGTCACTCATATCCGTTTTCCTCCTTTTCAAGTTTGGTTCCTGCAAAGTTGGCGTCATACCGGATGACCGGCAAAATACTCTCCGCCATTAGTCCCTCGAAGCGACTGAGCAGTTCCGGGACGGGGATGAGGGTAACTTCACCCCTTGCCGCTAAACGCTCCATGATGAGTCCCTCAGGAGCCGTGACGAGGATTACCTTGCCCTCGGCGTCAAGTATGCGAGCCTCAAGCCGGTGCAACTCCTCTTTTGTGATATGCCGCTCCTCTTTCTTTTGGTACACGAACTGACCGTAGCAGAACCGGTCAGCAATAATGTTCCGGGTCATAGCCGCCGAAATGATACTGTCGAAAAAGTCATAATCGTTCGGGGTTTTGGCGGTGCAATGAACGATATCAGCGTTCAGCAGTTTGGAAAGGAACTTTGCAAGTGTAGTCTTGCCAGTTCCGTCACAGCCCTCGAGAACAACCAGCATTCAATTCACCCCCGTTGAACCCCATCCGCCTCTGGACTTATCAGGGAGGGTTTCTACCTCTGTGAATTCGACCTCAGGCTGGAGAGGGTAAATCATAAATTGACAGATGCGCTCATTCTTTTCGATGGTGACGTCCCGTGTAGCATAGGCAAAGAAACCCCATACGTCGTCATTCCCACAGAAAGAATTCTCAAAAACCCCGATGGAGTTTGCTTGCAAAAGACCTGTCCGCTTGAATGTGCTGGAGCGGGGCGCAAGTATGGCTCCATACCCCTCAGGGAGTTTCATGGACACGCCGAGCGAAATAAGGGCCGATTCTCCTGCTTTCAGGGTAACACGCTCAGCGGCCCGGAGGTCAATCCAGTCACCGACAGGGGTTTTCTTCGGCAACTCAACATCGGTGTGCCGCTTGATTAAAATGTTCATGACTTCCTCCGTTTCTTCTTGCCCTTTTTGGGTAGGTTCAGGTTATCGGCACAGGTGATGCCGGTTTCCTTTTCCCAGTCTCTCGCCCGGAGTACAGTGAGCGGCTCGTGCTTCTCCAGAACGATATCGTAGTCCTCCTCAGTGGGTTCCTCCATTTCCTGCTTGCCTAAATGGTCAGGCAACAGGCCCTCCCTCATGGGGATATGGTCACACACGTTACAGGGGAAGAAAGTCCGATGGTCATGGAACAGAATGCGCCGAGCGGCCTCATACCGAGGATGCCGCCACATATCGTCAAAACACTTTACCTCCGGGTCCATGCAGTTGACAACAGGGTATTGACCCCGGAAGTCCTGACAGCACATAGCAACCCATCCATCCCAGCGGAAAGACATCTCCCGGAAAATGCGGGAGCATACCCGGTCAGAGTAGTCAGTCCGGGGAGGCATACCAGCCCCACAGTGATTCGTCAGTTTGCGGGAAACACAAATCTCCTCTTCCTCAATAGCGGGGATGATGAGGAGCCGATGCTTCTTGTACTGCTTCGGAGCATACAGGGGGACACCCTTTTGCATACGGACGAATTCAACATGGGTTCCAGTCTCTTCCTCGTACTTGTCCAACAGTTCTTGGATTTCATCATCGTCAAACTTGCTGTCCTTGTACTCGTCCAGAGTTACGTCGTTCAACCCGGCGTCAAACATTTTGCAAATAGCGTTGAGGTCTTTGCGAACCCCATAGCCATTCGTCAAAATCTGGACCCAGTGAGTGGGGAGAACCTTGCGAATGAGTTTAATGCACGAATAGAAGTTCGGATGCAGGGCGTTCTCCCCATGCCCCGCAATCAGGATGCGAGGGTTATACCCACTCTCCGCAATCAGTTCGCACTCACGGCGGAGGACATCCTTGCTGATGAAATGCAGTTTGCGCTCAAACCCGTTAGAACCGCAAAAGAAACAAGAGCGGTTGCAACCCTGAACGAGTTCGATTTGAACCGTGTTCGGCTTGTAAAAAGCCGAGTTTCTGTACTTCTTTTTCTTCATCTCTTACCACCTTACGATGACCGGCTTGGACTCATGGAGTTTATGGTACTGTTGCCAGTTGATGTCCCCGAACTTATACTGACCATCAGGGAACTTGAATGTTTCCCTTAGATAATGCCGTATCTCCATCTCCATGAGGCCATCATATTCCAGTTTGTGGAGATGCCGGTTCTTGTCCGGGTTATGCGGGTCACGAACGACCGAGGCAACTTGGTCGTCAATGTAGTCGTAGCACAGGCACGGAATATTAAAGCAGTCATAACCATTCTGGAGAACCTCTGCGGCGAACCCGATGTCATCTCCATGGAGGTTGAATGCGTCGGGCATTCTTATCCCCGCTTTCTTGATACCTTTCATATTCAGTATCTTGGTCTGACGAGGAGTAGGGCCTTTGTCTATCTGATACTTGATATCAGCGAGGTCCGCATGGTTTGAAAACCGCTGTTTCCGTATGTTACCGAGCAGGACGCTTGGATGCTCTCTAAAGACCTCTCGTGCTATGCGCCCCGTCAACTGCAAAACTTTTTGAGGAATTAAGGGGTCATCTTCCCAGTCCTTGACCCCGGTGTGCATACTACATTTTTCTCCTGAACCGTTTCGCCCGGTATAGAGGAACTGGAGATACTTGATGTCATCATCCATATCCATAATGCAGGGCAAATGGTTTTCAATGGCATAGTCCATTATGAACTGACGTGTACTGCCTACTCCGGAGACTGCGCCCTTGGGAATGGGAACCATGTTCATCCCACGTTTGAGGAGTTTGCGGTTTGCCTTTTTATAGGCCGCATACTGTTCCTCCCGCACAACGATGAAGACACGCTCAAGGGCCTCGTCAGTGAACAGAGGCAGGATTTTCTCGCCAGTAACAAACTCAGGCCGATTATAGGAGGGTATGAATACGAATGGCAGGTCTTTCTCAGTGGTCTCGTTGAGAATGCGCTCCATCTTACTGCGCTTCATGGGTCAGCCTCCTTTTCAGAGAGGGAGGGGCTTTTATACCCCTCCCCCGTGGTGGGATTAGTCGTCCTCTTCCCAGTCGTCATCCTCGTCATCGTCCTCGTCGTCCTCCTCATCGGAAGACTTCTTGGACTTCTTTGCCGGGGCTTTCTTCTTGGCGGGAGGGGCTTTCTTGGACTTGCGCTTGGGGGCGGGTTCCTCATCCTCATCCTCGTCCTCATCGTCTTCGTCCTCTTCCTCGTCCTCGTCATCATCCTCAGGCTCAGGCTTCTTCTTTGCCGGGGCTTTCTTGGCGGGAGTCTTCTTGGCGGGGGCTTTCTTCTTGGGGGCCTCCTCCTCTTCCTCCTCGTCATCGGTATCGTCCTCATCCTCATCATCGAGGTCCTCGTCCTCAACCTTGCCGCCCTTTCCGGCCTTGTAATAGTCGGAAATCTTGGCTCTGGTCTGGCCGTTGTATTCCTCCCAGAAAACCTCGATGTCGCAGACCTTTCCAATCAGCTTGTCCAGGTCAATCTTGAGTTTGCCGTCGGCTTTCATGCCGATAGCCTGGAGGAATGCCTTGAACTTCCACAGGGCCTTGTCGGCCAGAACGAACGACTCGAACACGGCGGAACCCTTGTCCTCACCCTTGGTGATTTCGAACTTGAACTGGAGCATATCGTCCCCGCCCTGAGAGGTCTTCTCCAGGATTTCGGCGACCTTTGCGGTGTGAATGCCCTCGCTCGCCTTGGTGTAACTCTCTACACCAGTAAAGTCCAGTTTCTTAACTCTTGCCATTTTGATAGTTCCTCCTTAAAAATTATATGTCTTAACAGATACCGAATCACACGGGAGCAGGTCCACGCACTGACGGAAAACCTTGCCCATGATTTCCGGCCCTGTCTTGACTACACCAGAACCACGCCGAATCTCTCTGACGGTTGTAGGCTTGCCATCCTTATCACGATTGTAGATGACACCCTTTGCCCGGAATTGAACGTACTCAGCCATCCTTTTCCCCTCCCATCAGACCGAGTTTACTGAGTTTTGCAAATGAGGGGTTTATCATGACGGCCGGAACCTTTACTTCCTTCGGGGTTTGCAGTTTGGTCCAATAATAGGGGTTCGGCCCGAGATGCGCCGCATACCGAACAACAGTCTTTTCAACCCCATCCTCAACGACCTCTTTCTTGAGGCGAGTGGTGTGGAACCCATAGTTCGCCATTCCCTCCAGATAGGTTCGAGCGCCCTTTGTGGTGCTCGGCCTTGCGTCAGGTAGGATTTCATCCTCCATGCCCTCAATAGCGTCCATAGCCTCGTGACATGACAGGATTACCCATGTATAGAGGGAGAGTTTGTATGCGAGGCGAATGAGTTCCTCAGTCTCTGTCTTGAGGTCTCCCCACATTTGCTGAGTCATTTTCTTCTTTTTCTTGACAGCATTTTCGTCAATCCACACATTCGTGACCATGGAAAAGGTGTCCACAAAGACTGACTCGTACCCTGCGCCCTTTTCCTTAATGAGTTCCTTAAGAACCCCTTTGACGCTGTCAATGTTGTCTGCCCGGAGGCCACTGATATTCTTCTTGTTGCGAATGGTGTTGGAGCCATCATCACCGACCTGGACATAGAGTTGCGGCTTGGGCCATGTGGAGCCGAACTCGGTTTTACCCGTGTTAGACTTACCCCATAGCACAACGAGTTTCCGCTGTCCTAAATCAGCGATATCCTTGACCCCGTCAAGATAGGCCATTTATACCCCTCCTTTAGAATGGCTCTTCAACGTGTGCTTTATAGTACTCTGAGAAGAATGGGTCATAGGCCCTGCGCTCCTCATTCACTATATCCGGCCGAGGCTCAATAGTAAAGTTCCTCTCCATGAGATGCTCAAGGTTGCCCCCGGTGAGTTGTGCATAGCAGATGTCACGATACTGACAGAAACTGCAATTTCGGGTCATGTTCTTGGTCTTGTTCTTTGCCCCGTACTTTGCTATCAGTTTTGCTTGAAACATAAAGCCGTCCCACGTGCCCTCCACCATTTGAGGGTCATACTCCTGTTCAACCCGAAAGAAGAACGCCGGTATATTCCCACGGAACTCCTCAGCCCTTGCAAGGGTTTCCTCATCGGTTATCCCATGCTCTTTACAGGCCCGGAGCCACGAATAGGGGGTTATCTGCTGATGCTTTGCCTCAGAAAATCGCTTGGACTTTTCCAGCCATACAGGTTGAGGGGCCGGACTGCTATGGATATAATCCCAGATTACCGACTTCGGTAAAATGCCGTATAAAATTTGAACCGCTTTCGCATAGAGATTTTTCTGAATGTTCATGACGAGGGTATTGCTATCCGGTCGTCTGTTGAATGTTTTGTGCTCTCCAACTTTCAGAAACTTCTCTCCTGTACTGCGGCTCTTGCGCTTGTAGAGTTCATCAATCTTACCCTTGAAAACATAGGGTTCGCCCCTATGCTCAAACATAGGCAACTCGAACTCTTGCTCAGTTATGCTCGGAACTGGGGCTTCCTTGTAGATGCGCCGGTAGTCGGCAAAAATACTGAACAGGTCCTCAAGGTAGTTTTCACCGAGTTCTGATTGCCATTGAGGGGGGATTTCGTAGTAGGTGTCACGAATGGTTTCCTTTGCCTCTTTGAGTGCTTTCTTGTCGTGCCTGACCTCAAGCAACTTGTGAAAGTCCGTACCGAAATACAACGGCCTTTGAGGTTTTGCAGGGCGCACCCCTAACTCATACCCGAGGAAATGTGCAAATGGGCATGACATCCAGGAGGCAACTCTTGAATAAGATATGTTCATTCCTTACCTCCTTTCTTTGTGGTTTCCTCTCCTCTGCGTTTACACGGGCTTGGAACCGTTGAGCCGTGGCTCAGCCGCATTAGAGGAGCCGGGTTTCCCCGGCGAGGCGGATTACTCCTCCTCTTCGTACTCCTCGTCATCGTCTTCCTCTTCGTCCTCCTCAGGCTTGGGCTGAGGCTTCTTGGCGGGCTTCTTCTTGCCCTTGGACTTCTTGGCAGGGCGGGGAGGCTCTTCCTCCTCATCCTCTTCATCCTCGTCTTCCTCGACCTCGGCGGCCTTGGCCTTTGCCTTGGTCTTGGACTTCTTGTCCTCAGTCTTCTTGGACTTCTTCTTGGAAGTCTTGGCCTGAGCGCCGGAGGGCTCATAGGAGCCGTCATCCTCGGTGATATAGTTTGCGAAACGGTCCTGCTTCGCCTTGGGCTCAACCTGCTTGCCGGTCTTGCGACTGAACTTCGCCTTTCCGATGCGGGTCTCCAGAGTGACAGTGTTCTTGTCGGCGGCGAGGACTTCCTTAACGCCGACGGCGATACCCGTGAACATATGCAGAATAACGGTGTCGCCCTTTTTCAGATTAGCCAGACTCATTGATTATTCCTCCTTAAATTCATTTTGTTTCATAAGTATGGCCGGAGTTGGTGGGGTTTCACCGCCTCCACGCTTATACTACCACAATCCAGCGCAGATTGCAACCCCTTTTTGCAAAATTTTATAAAAAATTTTTGCGCTCAATGCGTACCCCATGGGCCGACCCCTATATCACAGTCAAGCGGCACTTTCAGTTCGACGCCGAAAGTGTCCATAGCGGCGGGGTGAAGCATTATCCGTCGAATTTCATCGACAATCCAGTCTTTGCATTCCTCAGGGAATTCACCGAGGATGGAGTCATGCACAGTCCCAACGATTTTCAGGCCCTCTCCCTTGAGTTCCTTGTGGATTTGCGTGGCGGCTGATATGAGCAGGTCTGACCCCGTACCTTGTACCGGCGTATTGATTGCTCGTCTCTCCGCTGAGGCCTTTTCCCACTTATTCGCAGAGTATATCAGCGGGAGTTTACGGAAACGCCCGAACTTATTATAGACCCCGCCCATAGCCTCACAGAGTAGGGCTTGCTCATGATGCCATGGTAACAGACGGGAATATTTTGCGAAAAACTTTTCCCGAAACTCAGTCGCCTCAGCGAGTGTGAAGATTACTCCATAGGAGTTATATGCGTAGTCAACGAATTTCTTTGCCAGCATACCATAGAGGAACCCGAAATTCACGGCTTTTGCCTTGCCTCGCTCCTCCTTTGTAGGCTCTCTCCCCCCGGTCATGAGTTTCGCCGTAGTGGTATGAATGTCGCCTCCATGCAGATAAATGTCCAGCATGGTCTTATCATTCGCATAATCGGCCGCTATCCGTAGCTCCAATTGAGAATAGTCAGCCTCAAAGAACAGCCTCCCCGGAGGGGCCTTGTAAATGGCTCTCACGTCCTTTGTGCGAGGCACTTGCTGGAGGTTTGGGTTTTGGCATGAGGTTCGTCCTGATACCACGTTGGTCAGGTTGAACGACGGGTGAATGCGCTTGTCAGGACCGAGGTCTCCCTCCCAGCGGTTGAGGAACATTTTGTTCAGGGTATTCGCCGCCTTATAGTCCAGGATGAGTTGAGGCAGTTTATGGCCCTTTGCCGCAAGCCGTTTGAGGACAGCGGCGTCCGCTGAGGGTTTGCCGGTTTTCTTTGACTTCTTGAGTATGGGCAAGCCCTCTTTGTCGAATAGGACCTCTGCTACTTGCCCCGAACTGTTCCAGTTGATATCATACCTTGACTTGAGTTGTGCAAGGCAGTCTTTCTCAATCTTTGCATATTTCTTTTGGCATTCATGCAGAGCAGGAATATCCACATAGGCCCCATTCCGCTCGACGTCACGATACATGAGATAGGCAGGGCGCAACAACTCACGATAGATTTTCATTTGTACGTCCGTCATCTTCTCAAAAAAGAACTGAAAGAGTTCCCATGTATAGCGCACGTCTTTTCGCAGATATGGGCGAATGCTTTTTGACTTGCCGTTGGTCTTCTCTTTCTTTGAGATATCCCAGTCAGGGACCCCGAGGTACACTTGCGCCATCTTTTTCAGGCCATGCTCAGCGGCGAGGTCATAGGCCGTACCCATCAGCATGACGTCATCGTGAATGGGCAATTTGATTCCGAACTTTGCCTCGATGAACAGAGTATCAAATTTACCGTTCTGGAATATAGTTTTCATCTTATCCGAGCGCATACGCTCAACCGCTTGCATAAAGGCTTTCACATCTGAATGAGAAGCCATATTGAACGTCTTTATCTTGCATTCGGAATTGACGTCTTCTGCCAGCCCTATTCCAATCCACGTTATCTCGTCCTTGAACCGATTGAGACCGGTGGTTTCGATATCTATGGTTGCATACTTGTATTTCATAGCGATATGTCCTCCGGGTCTTTGAAGTTGCCGTTATCGTCAAAGAGTGCATTGTACCACGCCTCAACGTCAATACCGGCCTCTTTCAATTTATATCGCTCAGGGTACAGGTCATCAATCTCGTAGAACTTCCTCATCTCCATGTGGTGTCTAAACATACGGACATAGAAGTCTTTGCACCGTTTAGGCCCCCATCCATACTCATGATGCAGGGTAGACAGCACCATGGAATCAACGTCCAGAGTGAACCGCTTGTCTGCCTCTAAGAGTTGAGCATTGATTTCCCTGTTCATAGCGGCCTTTCCAGGCCCCTTGAGAGCGGCTTTCACCATCTCAGCTCCGGTTACAGTGTAAACCGGCTCTTTCTTTGGAATAAGCCCCTTTCTCTCCATTTCTCTTCGTTGCCGTCTGTTCATGCACCATACCCTCCTCCGGCCTTGCTATGGTTGGAACAGGAGTCCCATCGGTGACAATGCGCCCCAGTCTTTCGGCATATTCCAAAAGCCTTGTTCGCATTCGCACTCTGATTGAATGAAGTGCAGGTATCACAAATCCCGAGGGACAGACAACCTTTCGCACCGAAATAGTCTGACAGTTGGGTCAAAAGTTTTCGGGCCTCAGAATATCTGATTTTCCTCTCGTTAGGTTTGCCCTTTGCAAGTGTGATACCTGCATTCGGCTTTTCCTCTATTTTATCGTCCATGAGTTTGCCCATCACTATGAGTAGGGCTTCGAGGTCGCTTATCTTGCACCCCTTGTCCTCATTGAGCGTTGTTATCCGCTTCATAGGGTTATACCCTCAGAGCGTCTGCGAGCCGCTTCACGGCCTCCTGATGGTCCGCAGGAGAGAGGGCCATGGTATTCAACTCCTGACGATACGAGTTGTAAACCGTGTAATTCCCTTTCGTTGTGGAACCCTTTGCGGCCTTGATGAGACGCTCAGCGCACTCAGGGAGTTTCGTTTTCATACTTGTTTCTCCTTTCCATCAGCACAGAAGAAGTCAGGCTCCCTCTGTTTCTTATCCAGTTCGCACAAGCATTTGAACTCAGGCTTATATGAATTTTTCTTGCGATACCGCTTGTAATGAGCGCATTCTTTACAGTGGATGACCTTTTGGATATCAGCCGTATCAAGGTCCGGAAAGACCCATCCGCTGAGCCGCTGGATTTCGTTAGCGGCCTCGCAGTAAAGAACCTTTTTGCCGCCCACTGTAAAACTGCCCTCAGGGAATTTATGGGCTTTTGCCCGGAGCATTTTTGCACAGGCGAGGAGAATTTGTTTCAGGTTCATAGTCTTACTCCTTTTTACTCCTCTTGACGAGTTCCTTAGTAGTTACTCCAATCCAGATAGGTTCACGGGTTCTGGACTTGTCTCTGCCCTCATGGAAACCGAGGGAACGCATATTTCTCATGAAGCCGTGCTTCTTATGGCTCTCCCGGCCGGACGCATTACAGAATTCGAAATACGCCGAGTAGAGTTCCTCTTTCCGTATGCTATACTCCGGCCCGGTTGCACACTTTTTCTTGATGAATGCGTGGATGCTATCAGAGTCCTGACGCAAGCCCTCAACCATGCGATTACTCACACGAGTTCTCGGGATTTCCTGCATGGGCAACAGGCTCAGCAAATACGGGATAATCTCGCAAACACTTTCCTCTGAGCACAGGTCATCAACATACTCGTTATTGAGGAAAAGTTCGTTATTCATGTAGAGAATTCTCATACGCTTATAGAACGCATTTGATTTCTCCTCCAACTGGAGCGGAAGTTGGTTAAATGAGAAAATCAGTTTACAGAATGGCACAAAGAAGAACGGTTCTTTACCTTTCTTTTCGTGCATAATCAGGTCTCCGCCGGTGATTTTCTTGAGGTTCTCAATGCTGGATAGCGGGAGCGAGCCATTATCGCCGCACGAGTTGAGCAACCTGTTATAGAGTTGCGACGGATAGAACCGATGACTCAATTCGTGCATACTCAGGGCGGAGGTATTCTCATGCCCTATCATGGTCTCAATGAACCGTAAAAGAACCGACTTTCCCGTGTTGGACTGCCCACATAAAATCATAAAGGTCTTGAGGCCATGGTCCAGCGTCAAGCAGTATGCCATATAGTCCAATATCATCTTGACGTCCTCTTTTGCGAGCCGGGTTTTCTTGAAGAACTGATATAGCCGGGTCTCCGTGAATGGCTTATACAGGCCGACCTCATGCGGGATTTGCAGGGTCTGGAGGTACTTGCTATCATGAGGAATGAGTTTGGCTTGCTGGATGTCCCATACCCCATTCTTAAAATTGATGAGGTTCTTATCCCGGTTGAGTTCGCTCGGGTCCTTTTGGATACGAGTGTCATCGACTATGAGCCGATATACCTCCATTATACGGGCCTGAGTGATGAAACTGTCCAGCATAATCATTTCACGAATGGTATTTCGCACAGAACTGGAGGCCTCTACATACACACCGTCCCGGTACTGGAAGCACTCCCCTCCAAGAACAAACGTGTCACCACGGTTCACAAAGTAGTCACAAATAGCACGAGCATTGATATTCGTTGGATTGCCCTTGCTATTGTAAATGAGATACGGGTTTTCCCCTTGCTCAGCCGCTTCATATTTACGAGTGTTCCGCAGGATTTTCTCGAGTTCTGCCTCAGCCATGGGGTCTTCAAAGACGACCTCGTTTATGACGTGAGCCATTTCCTCAATCTGTTCCTCGGACGCACCCCGGTTCTTGTATGCCATCAGGTGAGCGAAAAGGGTAGCATTCCGGCCGTCACCATTTTTCAACCCGAGGAGGCTTTCCTTTCGGTTTATCATCGGGGTGAATTCGAGCGGTAACTCTGCAACCGTTTTCCGCTTATTGAAGCGACGGTTCTCTGTACCCCATGGGAGGAGGACGTACCCCTTATTCGCACAACGAAAGTCGCACTTCAAGCCACAGGGCAAAACCATTCCCACTCGCTGAGGAAACTCCTTATCTGTCTTAAAGTACAGATGGAGGCCTTTTGGGGTCTTGCACATGAGAGTCTTGAGACCGAGCCGCTTTACAATTTCAAGGGCTTGCTCCTTACCCTCATCAATGTCTACGACAATATACCCGGACCGCACCCACCATCCAATCTGACCTCCGGCGAAAACATGGGCCTCAGCCGCCTTGAGGCTTACAATGGCAGAGTCAATCCGTTTCTTGTCAGAACAGCGGACATACGAATCTTGTCCAATGAGAGAGTCAAACTCCTGCAACTTCAAGGGTCACCCCTCCTTTCGGTTATTTCTTAGGAGTAAACCCTTTATATCCGGGTTCGGCTTTACAGGAGACACAAGGCAGAGCGTTCGGGTCAGGCCCATCATACAGGCACAAATGACAGGGAGCGTCAGGGACGACTCTATCTGTCATAGTGACCTGTTGCGTGTCCCCCTGCAACCAGCGCACAAGTCGGTCGCCCTTACGAGCCGCCGCCTCAACGATTTCCTCGTCCGAGATATTGAAAATGGCTTGCACATGGTCCAGGGCATTGAACACGTCCCCGCACTCTTCCAGCACCTTGTTTCTGAGGCTTTGAATGGCTTCCTCATGGGTATCAAACCGAGGGTATTTTGTCAGGACGCATGAGAGTTCATTCAGTTCCTCAACGGACACCAGCACTTGATTGACGTTTCCGTACCGCTGTCTCGCTGAGGCAAGGGCTTTTCGTGTTCTGTCGAATAACGCTTGCATTCAATCCAATCCACCTTTCAAAAGTTTACTCCATATTCGTTTGATGCGGTTTAGGTTCTTTTTCCGAACCCTTGCCGTCTTGCCGTGCTTTGACAAGTATAACACACGGGGCGGGACTATGCAAGCACTAATTTTGTTCCATGCTTTTACGATTGTATGGACAATATCTTTGACAATGTCAATCAGCACTTCAAAGACCGCTTTAATATTGTCCATACACGACTCCACGGCGGACCTCAGGTCGTCCAAGGCGGACATGAACTCCTGACGACGTGCAAACTCCTCGTCGTAGGGTACAAGGCTCACACATCCCATCTCAGTTCCTCACGTCCGGGGCGTCCCAGTCCTTTTCCCAAATGACAGTGACACCAGAGTCCTCGAAAATACGTTGGGTCTCCTCACTGATTTTCTGTTGCCGCCCATAGATGACCCTCGTGATACCGGCCGAGACAATGGCACGAGCGCAAGCCTCGCACGGATAGCGAGTGACAAAAATGGTTGTCCCGGTGAGGTCTTCTCTTGCGCCACAGATAGCGTCAACCTCGGAATGGATTGCCCTGCAATCAGCCGGGGAACGGTGAGTCTTGTCATTGTCCCCATACTTCTCAATCCGGAGACAGCCCCGATACTTGCAGAGGTCAGGGATTGCCCGGTTCGCACCAAAACTCACCGCTCGGCCATGCTTCACAATAACGGCCCCGACCGTGACCTTAGTGCAACCAGACATGATTCCGGCATAAATGTTCGCCATGTCTAACCAGTTACTCCACCCCATTACTCGCATTGTGATGCTCCTCCTCTCTCATAATCCCATCGGCTTGAATGTTGTTCTGGATGCGCTCAACGATAACGGCGATGAATGTGGTATTCGTGACCTTGCCGCTGTTCATGCTCACCACATTCCCGAAATACTTCTTGCGAGTGTCCTCCGCCATGTTATTGAATGCGCTCTCAATAGCGTGGCGAATGGCTCTCTCAACTCTGGACGTGGTAGAGTCCACTTCCTTTGCAATATCAGGGTACAGTTTCCCGGTCATGTTCCGCAGGTACTCCCGGTCATTGTAGACCATCTCAACTCCGACCTTGAGATAGTCCCACCCCAAAAGACCGGGGTTTATGCCAACATCCAGCAGGGTATCAGAAATCATCCATTGTACGGAAGTCATCAGTTTTCCTCCTTTTGGTAGTTCCACGGCTCAGTCGTGGGATGATAGCAGTTGCGGGGACGACCCGTACCATTCACAGCCTTGATATATTTGCTCAACTCACAGAAGCAATTCTCAAGGGCCATGACATTCAGACAGCGGTCTCCCTCGGGGCGATACTTGAACAGTTTCTCAGGGTTCCATCCAAACAGACGAGCATAGTCCCCGGCCTGGAGCGCAATAAAGTACTCGTCAATGTTGTCCCGGAGGAAGAACAGGGCCTCCTCATGGGTCATACCGCCGTAGTCACTGAACACAAGGTCAAGACCCCGCTTGCACCCCGGCCCCGCAACAGTAAACTCATTCTCGGAGAACGGAAAGTCCTCAATATAGGTCAGGTCAACGAATACCTGATAGGCAAGGAATGAGGCAAACCCACGAATCTCCCGGATGATATTGTATGCGGCCTCCTGGTCTTTGGCTTTCATCAGGCGGCGGAACACCTTGCGCTCTTTTAACCATGGACCGATATGGAATACCCGCAGGGGGATGTCCGGCTCGTAGTCCTTGAATTTCTTCCCCATTTCCTCAGACGGAGCACGACTAAAGCCCTCCCCGTCCGGGAATTTCCATGCGTACTTTGTGCCGCCCTGATTATATGCGCTGGACCACCACTTGCGGTCAGGGCTCTCAATGAGGAGCCGCTTATAGGTCGGGCGAACTGCTTCCTTTAGGGCCAGCCCATCATAGATTTCATCAGCCGACCACGGCCCCCCGAAATCCGTGAATGTGTTCGGGTTATTCCAGGACCGGAGCAGGAATGTATTCAGCACCTTTTCCTCCAGAGTGAGTTCAGGGTTCGTGGAAACCAGTTCAATCAGCGCACGGCTGACACGGTCATCCTCCCGGAATACGTTGGTAAACTTGTACTCCTTAAGAACCGGGTTCTTAGTCCACGGCTGAGGTTTACCGAGGATATCCTTGCGAACGTGAATACGATACCGCTCAACAATGAAGTCCCGGAGATGCGCCGTGTTCTCCTCATTGAGGTATGGTTCCGCCTTTCTGATGCGCTTTTCGTTGACGCCACAGTAGGCAACGTCTCTCGGCTTTGTCTGCATGGGTCACATCCCCTTTCTATGGATAAATACTGCAACGGCCTCCATCAGTGCTGGAAATAGGACCAGCACAAACGGCTCCAGCATACGGCCGGAGGCCAGTTGCATGACGAGGAGGTACAGGTAGGGACAGGCCACAAACAGGGCCACCCCCAACACACGGAGCAAAAACTTCGTCCTCCTCCGTCCCTCAGACGACCTCAATAGCCGTCTGCCCTTTGCCGGAGCAAGGGTTCCCGGCTCGACCCAACGAGCCTCACGTCGTCCCTGAGTTCCCATAATCAATACCCCAGGATTTTGGACACACACATATCCGCATGATGAGTCCACAGCACGTTCGGACAGACCTTGATAGCGGCCTCAAACTCATTCCACTTGTCGGTCTCGTATGCGCCCATGTGCCAGCGGATGCACAAGGCCTCCTCACGGGTGAGAGGGACTTCAAGGAGAAGTTTGCACAGGGAATCAGCACCGTGACCTCCGAAACCGGCAACTCCATCCACATGGGCATAGATAGGTTTCAGGCCGTTAGAGTCGTTGTCCTCATGGGTTCCAACAATTCTATAAGCCCCGATTTTGCAGAAGTCATGGAAAAGCCCTACCAGCAACGGAGAACAGGGCCGCTCCCATTTGAGATGCTCAGCCTCGGTAAAGTGCATGAGATATTGAGCCACGCTAAACGAGTGCTTGAACAGTCCTCCAGGGAATGCCCCGTGATACTTAGTGGAAGCAGGGGCCTCAAAATAGTCCGTCCCGTCCACAATGACAGAAAGATGATTTGCGAGTTCAGCAGAGACACCCTCAACAGTGAGGGCCTCCATGAACTGTTTGTAGTTCTCGTCATACACATCCGGAAAGTCCGGGCAGTATTTACCGAGTACTTTCATTTTACAAAATACCTCCTTACATTGCCATAAATAGGCGGTTTACTACATAATACCACAATCCCGCCCATTTGTAAAGCCCCTATTTTTGCCTTATAAATGGGCGGGATTTTGTACTTTTGTTTCATGCCTCAATACTTCTGCGAGACATAACACTCGAACCGTCCCGCATACCAGCCTCATACGCATTACGACCGAACGCCGCTTTCGTATTAGAGGAACGGGTCTGTCTCAGGTTCGGGAACTTTTTGCCAAATGCGTCATTCACGTCCTGAGGAACTACCACAGCGAGAGCCACAGTCTGAGCGTCCAGAGCGGACTTGATACCATGCAGGAACCCGAGGACATAGGAGTTATAATAGTGAGCCGCTCCCTGATGACCGGGGATGAACCCGTTGTCCCGAGTAGCCTTGTCGCCGCCTTTCTTCATCACGCTGAATGCGAATTCCATAGCGGAGGCGACGGCCTTTGCATTGTCAGAGCGTCCGAAGAATGCGATTTTATTGGTTGCGCCGAGGATGATGATGCGACAGGCAAAAGCATTCGCCAGAATGGTCCCGAGGGAATTGTTGAACTTGTGCGCTTTGACCTTGGTCTCGACGAGTTCGTAGGTGATTTTCTCACCGGTCTGAGCGGCTTCCATATCGACGTTATACTTCGCCATCAGAGCCTGAGCCTTGAGGAGAGCCGCCTTTGCCTCGGTCTCGGAGGGGTTGTTACCAGCCAGAGCAAGCAGTTTCTGAATCTTGTCGGCAATCTGGTTCATCTTAGTGTCAGTCATTTTGAAAACTCCTTTCAGCGATTGAGTGGTGGTTAGGCGACCTCAGTGGAGATATACTCCACGTCGGTCAGCTCGTACTCAGCATTCTTGAAGCGGAACCACACAGAGCCGGTCAGCTCGTTCTGCCACGCACGGCGGCGAGCCACAGTATCAGCACCCATGAGGAGGGAAACCATCTGAGTGGTCTCATCGTACTCAACGGAGGTCAGGTCGAACAGACCGCAGAGCCCGTCGAGGCTGATGCGAGTGTGGGACAGGCCCCACTTCTGCTCCTCGTAGGTCTTGGCACGAGGGCCGGTCTTCTTGCCGGACTTCTTGGAGGTCTTCTTCTCGGGCTTGCTCTCCTCGGTGGTGGTCTCCTCAGTGGTCTCCTCCTCAGGCTTCTCCTCGGCATTGGTGAAGTCAACGACGATGGACTTCTTGTACCAACGCTTGAGGACGGACTCGGTGGTGATGATGATATCGGTGGAGTCCTCGATGGAAGTGAGTTCGAACTTGCCGTTCTCCATGGTCTTCATGGTGTAGGAAGCGCCAGTCTTCTTGGAAGTGTAGATAGTAGTCATTTTATTTTCCTCCTATAATGTTCTGATTTTGTTTCCGGGGTTCTCGCCCCTTGCTTTCTGACATTATATTACCACACTCTCAAGAAGAATGCAAGAGTTTTCTTCAAATTTTTAGAATAATTTTTCTACACTCTTGAAACCCTTGAGCCTCAACGCATTCAGGATTTTAGAACAGTCTTTTCCATGGTTTCTGAGCCATAAAATTTGAGAATAAAGTTTTTCTTCGGTATGAAAACCGGCATACGGATTGTCCGTGCTAAAGTACATTTCGAGCCAGTCGAGCCGGAGACAGCGGAAAGGCTCATGGAGGCCCCTGTACTCAATGTCATCCCATACAGGGGAACGCTCAAGCCCACGCTTATCGACCTCACAAGCAACGAGGCTCCAGTAGGCTATCAACTGCTCATAGGCCCCATACCAAACACACGGGACAATCTTAGTTGAGGAACCTACCCTATCCCTCCAACCCTCCCTCATGTCCTGAACATACTGCAACAGTTTCAGCAGGGTCTTGTCAGGCATGAGGGGAATGAGGTCTGGATGCCACAGCATTCTCATACTCGGTCAAACCTTGCAGGGTCCAACCAGAATGAGGGACAGGAGCCTTTCAGCCCCATAGCATACAACATCCAGTCCCCCTGACGGTCAGCGTGTCCGCAACCTATTCTCCCGACGGGTTTGCCGTCCCATCCGATAGCATTCGGCCCATACAAGCAGGTCGAACAGTTCTCAGGAACACGCTTGCGCTCAGTTACCTCAATCATCTTCCATACCCCTTTTCTTTAGGTTATTCCATTCCCTGCGAGCCTCTTGCTCTGTACTGCACCAGTGGGTCTGAGTCCAACAATCACCGTTGCACTCGTATTTATATCGGGACCGCTTATTCCTATGGAGTTTAGGGTATGCGCCACAGTTCGGACATGGTCTCGGTTCTATCCTCCTAAAGTCAACGATACGAAACCGGCTTTCCCATGAGTCGTGGAGCGGCTTATCCCTCTTCTCCATCTTTACTCCCCTTTTTCAGAGGCCGCATGACCTCAAGGATGACATTCACACAATCCCGACAGAACTTCTTGTCAGGGGAAAGGTTCTGACCGAGATTGAATGAGGCTGACTCTACATTGTTACCTCCCATCACGGACTCAGCACCGATGCCCACAGTGTAAACCGTATTCGGGATAATCTTCCCGCACCGGTCACAGACATAGCAATATCCCATATTAGATACCTCCTAACATTTTCTTGACTTCTCTGCCGACAGTGGTGTCATCAAACGGGGTTCCAAGGAGAACGGCCTCGACACACTTGTCCAAGACCTTGTTTGTGCTGACCCCTGTCCATTCAGAGATGCGCTTGACGGCTATCCGTATGCAGTCTCTTTCTAAAGGGGTGAACCCGTCAACAACGACATACAGACACAACAGGCTCCGCTCATATTCTGCCCTTGCACTTAGGAACTCACGAATTGCGCTGAACATCGGGTTCCTCCAGTTTGATGATATACAGGCTCCCGCCGAAAACACGGGCTTTCATATTGCGGAACCCTAACTTCTTGATACAGTTGTGATAGCTCGCCTGAGCCGAGCGAATGGTTGCATACTCGTCGTCGCTCAAGATGACCTTGAACACCTGCCCCTCAGACTTGTGGATTGCCATCAGAGCGCTCTGGAGTTTGGTGGGCCGGAACAGCCGATTCACCAGAGCGGGGTCATTTACCTTTTCGAATTTCATTGCAGTTTTCCTCCTTACATATAATCAGAGCCATAATGGGAATGAGTAGGCTCCCAAAAGTTTTCGAACTCCTCGTGCTCGGTACGAAACCAGTTCCGCTCCCCGTCACCGTGGAAGTACACATACTCAACCGGCAACGTGCGAACAGCAGTCGGGTCTCCAAGATGGAGTCGGTTCCATTCATTCCACACACTGAGAGCCATATCGTAGAACTCAGGCTCAACCGGGTTATCAGGGTCATATCCGTGGAACTGAGACTGAGTGCATACCTCAGCAATCGTGTCAGGGAAGCGAGGGTCATCAATACGGTTGAACACGCACCAGATGACAGCCTCCTGCTCAACCTTTAATTCCACGCCACGAGCCTCCCCCCATACCATTTGAGCAAGACGGCGCATATCAGCAGGGTCAGCGGCGGGGACTAATGTGTTATAGTCCACAGTGACGGACTCTGAGCCGACCTCAGCCTCCTCCCCGCTATTGGGGAGGGACTGGGTCATGGTTGCCTTTGCCGGGACGGTGAGGTCGTCCTGAGCGTCCCTCGCAAGGACTGTCATGGTGATACCTGCATACATAACCAAACACACGGCCGACAGCAGTACACCCAACAGGATGCCAAACGGCTCAGGGCGATAGCGGCGTCTCCGCTTGCGCTCAGGGTGGATGCGAACGGTGATTATCTTCTGGGTCATTTCAGGTCCTCCTCCTTGAACGGCTTTCCGTTCAGGTATAGTTTATATCCGGCCTTTCGCATAGAGGCACGAGTCCTCTTATCATAGACCGCTGACTTGTACCGGGTTGACATGAGGGTTTTCCCGTCTCGCCTGACTTCAAATAGGAAATGCGGGGTCGGTTTGGGCTTTTCTGAACTATTCGTCTTCATGCCCGATTACCTCATATTCGAGATGGTTGTACTGATACAGAGGGTAAAGTTCCCGAGTCCATTCAGGGTGACGCTCCAGGAATGCCTCATTGGAAGCATTGATACCGAGGTCATACTGCTCCGGAGTACCCTCTGCGAGATACACCTTTTCGGTCATCCCATCTCCGTCGAAACGGATGATATCGCCGGGGCGAACAAGAGTGCCATGCTTGTCCACATATTGTCGGATAGGCTTATCCATCACTCTGTCGCCTCCTCTACTCGCTCAATAGCGTTTTCAAGGTTGGTGACGGCCTCCTCGACGGAACTAATGGCCTCCTCCAGAATGGACACCACTTCCTCCGCTCGGTCGTGCTTCTCGCTGGACTGCATATTCTCCGGCATATTGTCGGCGTAGTCCTGCTCCTCGTCTTTCGGCTCCTCGAGGTCAGAACGAATGCTGTCCAAGTCGTCTTTGAGGGACTCCATCCGCTCACGGATTTCGTCCAGGACCTTTCTTCTATCTTTGTTCATGGTTTACCTCCTTTAGAATGTGGTGGGGCTTACAACTGCTATATTACCACATAAAACAACAAATTGCAAGCCCCATTTTACAAAGATTTTAGACGGTCCACTCCACGGAGTAGTTCAGGGCCGGGTTCACTCCGCAGATGACAGCGATAGAACATGGGGGTCGGCCACGCTCAACACGCTTGCGGTCTTTGTTGAGGTCATAGATGACGCCCCGCTTGTTTTCTCCCTTGAACTGCTTCGCCTCCTCCAGAGTCTTAAATGCTTTCCACTGGTACATAGAAACCCTCCTATTCAGTTTTGCTCCAGCAGGGTTCCGTCAACGTATACGTCAACCTCGTCGTCATAGTCCTCGCCCTTTTCCCGGATATAGTAGATGTCCGAGTCTATATTTCGGGTGATTTTCCAGAGGTCACCATAGAACTCGTCTCCGCAGGGAGTGGAAATACAGGCCGCCGAGATTTTGTTGATACGAATAGATGAAACCTTGCTTTCGCCGGTATAGTCGGAGCCGTCAATGTAATAGATGAACAGGGAGAAGTCATCGTCCTGGAGGAACTGATACTCACCTTTGCAGAACGGGCCATTCTCGCCGAGTTCGTTGTAGTCATAAAGGTTCTTGTCGAATGCCCGGAGAGACTTATAATGGATGAACTGAACACCATTGTCATCCTCGAGAATACGATAGGAACGGTCTTCGTAACTAATGCGTAACATATTCGGCTCCTTTCTGAAAGAACTCGAGCGAGGTTGCCTTTCGCAACTATTTGTCGCCTTGATACTCCGGAGAGTTGGGTACGACCATTGAGTATTCTGTTTTATCCTCGCTGTTGTTCTTTCTGACATTATACTACCACAAGGTCGAACAGAATGCAAGAATAATTCTTTGAAAAGATGCACAAAAGAATGAAGAATAAATTGTTCACTTTTATTCAACAGAAATAGAAGAAAGTTCTTGCTTTTAGAATAAAGGTATGGTATTATACTATCAGAAAGGAACAGGAGGTCAATCAAATGTATAGCAAGGTCATCAACGGTATCTCTTATCTCTGCCAGGACTTCTTCCAGATTGCTGTCGCTGAGAAGTTCGCATACGAAAACAAGGCCCTCAACATTGAGACTCGTCAACTCAAAAACGGCTTCACTTATTACAGAGTTATCGTTCGGGCCGAGTAAAGGAAGGAGAACAACAATGTATAGAGCGGGAATGTTTAGTGTTCTCACAGAAACAGCCGATGGTCAATTTCATAGGAGCCGTTTCTTTGAGACCGAACAGGAAGCGAGAACCTATGGGAACACTCAGTGGAAGAAAGCAAGTGTCATTTCCGTTGAGATTTACAAGACCGGGTTTTATAAGAAGCGTCGTCACTCTGTACTGGTTGCAAGTGCAAGAAAGAAAGGAGAATAACAATGTATTCCTCTAAGAATCTCAATACTGCCGTATATCTGCTCAGCGAGTGCGAACAGTTCTACGACAGTGACGAGAACGCCGTTAAGGTGTTCAACCTGTGCGTTGAGTACCTCTACACCAAAAAGGTCAGCAAACTCAAAAAGGCCGCAAAACTGTATCACGCTGTCACCGGGTTTCCGGTAACTGTTGAGGAGGAGTAAAGCATGAAGAAACTGAAAACGAAAGAGGAACTACTGGAGTACATTGGGGAGAACTGCTTCATTCGCAACTCCGATGGAACGGAAATCGGCTCCACGTCAGGCGGGTTCGCTCCACTGTTCTACAAATGTGCGGATGACCTTGAGGGTACGCCGCTCAAGGACTGGGACGAGGCCTATGACCTTTATATCCAGCACAACACACGGCGCAACCTCGGTCAAGACCTGCTCCGATATGGGGTCATCCTCAAGGTGAACAACTTCCAAACGGAGAAAGGCTACTACACCATCCGCCTCATCCGGTACGAGGGAGCCATTTACTTCCACAAGATGAAAAACGGTATGCAGGTTGAAATCAAAAAGTTGAATTGAACAGGAGGAAAGGGGGCCTCGGCAAATAGCCGGGGTCCTTAAATTTTGGCAACAGGGTCTGAAAAATTGGCAATTTATTCAACGAAAATCGTCAAAAATTGGCATTTTATTCGCGACTTTCGTCCAAAAATTGACATCTAAATAAGAATAAATTTAGAATGAAAATACTGCCAAATTTTTTATTTTCCTATTGTGTGTAAACGGAGGACAGGGATTTATTCCAAAATGCAAAAGTCTCGAACTTTTTGGTAAAATTAGGTAATCTGCATAAAATTTTTATAATTATACAGTCCATTACACGGGCTGGACAAAAATTTTGCATGATTTTGACGTGAAAAATTGGCAATTTATTCAGCGAGTTTGGACAAAAATTGGCAATCTATTCTTGGAAAATCGTCAAAAATTGACATCTAAACAAGAATAAATTTAGATAGCCTTTAGATGTCAATATTTTATATTTCCTATTAGTTATAAATGGAATATGTATAAATATATAAATATAAATGAATACATAAAATATATATATAAAAGTAAGGGGCCAAAAAACGGCAAAAAATTGACATCTAAAGTTAGAAAGGATTTTGAATAAATTAGATGTCAATTTTTGCAAATTTTTAAGAATAAAAAACCAAATTTTCGCAGGGTGGACGAGAATAAATTGCCAAATTTTTTGGACAAAAAGCCAAATTTTACACGCAAAAAGTCCAAAAGTTCGAGACTTTGGTCGTCACAACCTTTTAGGGCCTGCGCCCTGGAGCTGTCCTAATCGGACTTGGAACTCGTGTCGTCCCTGGAGCCGGGTTTAGGGTTTGGGCATGGTGCAGGGTTAGGGGCATAGGGTGAGGACGCTCTGTCGTCCCTGAGGACGCTCTGGCGAGACTTTTACCGTGGAGGGTAAAACAGGGGCTTTACAAATTCGAGACTCGGGCTTATAATGGGGTTATCGAGAGGAGGATGCTCATGGGTGCATTCAAGAAATTGGAGGGTAGATATCTCTATGTAGATATGTCAAAAATTCATGTGCCCTCATGGAAAATTCGTGAAGTACAAAAGGCCGCACACGCAAAAACAAGGCTACTCAAAAAGATTGACCCCTTTGCCCGGTGCGTGGGCAGAAAAAGAACATTTGAGACTCCTGAGCAACTCAGAGCCGCTTGCGACGACTACTTCAAAAGTCAGGAATGTTTCGTCTATGACAAATGGGGACAGCCTATCAAAGACCCCATGACCGGCGAATTCATAAAAACCACTCATCCGCTCACGATTGCAGGGTTAGGGCTTCATATCGGGGTTGCAACTTCTACACTCAGGAGGTACAAGGCAATCGCAGAAAGCGGGACTGTTCCATACGAATTCGCTGAGGTCGTCATGGAAGCCCTGCAAAAGATTGAATCCTATGCAGAACGTCGAGGATACGATAAGGACGGACAGCGTGGTTCTCAGTTTGTTCTGCAAGCTGGATTCAATTGGAACACTAAGAAAGAAGAGAGTGAAAGCCGCCGTCTTTCTGTTGAATCTAAAATTGCTCTGGAAAAGTTGAAGATGCAACAGGAAGAGCATGAACTCAAGATGAAAATGCTTCAAGCCGGGTTGGATGGAGATGAGGATAACGATATCAGCATAACCATCACCAGAGCGAAAAGAAAGGATGAGGAATAATGCTGACTGAGGTTCTGTTCGGGTTGTCCGTTCTGGTCTTTCTGGCTGGCACTCATCTCCTTGCATATCTCATCGGGTATAAACACGGATTAAAACAGAATAAGGAGGACGAATAAAATGGCATTCAAGAAAACTGTGGTCTTTGACTTTGACGGGGTCATCCATTCGTATTCTAGTGGGTGGAAGGGCGCTGAGTGCATTCCTGATCCGCCTGTCCCCGGTATTGAGAAAGCCCTTGCCAAACTCCATGAGGAGTACGAGATTGCCGTTGTGTCCTCTCGGTGCTCCACTCAGGCCGGAGTTGATGCGATTAACCATTGGCTCTACAAGAACGGCCTCGCTCAGTATGTGGACAAGGTGTGCAAGGAGAAGCCTCCGGCCATTGTTTACATTGATGACCGGGCTATTTGCTTTGACGGGAATGCGGCCTCTCTCGTGGAAAAGGTTCGCTCGTTCAAGCCTTGGACGGAGGTGAATAAAGGGTGAAGTCCGTATTCATTTCTCAGCCTATGAATGGCAAAAGCGAAAAGGAAATCATGAAAGAGCGGCAACGTGTAGCCGGTATTCTGCTCACCATGATAGGGCCGTTCAATCTGCTGGACACACACTTTACTCATCCCATTGGAACCGGCACCCCGCTCGAGTATCTGGGCGAGTCTATAAAATACCTTTCGCAAGCCGACCTCGCTGTCTTTTGTCCGGGGTGGGAAACCGCTCGTGGATGCAGGGTGGAGCGTCTCTGCTGTGAGGAGTACGGGGTCAGCATTGTGGAATTATAGGAGGTTGAAATGGAGGAAAAGGAAGAACTGTTAGAACAACTGGAATTTTGTACTGAGGCTGATTGCTTCTGGAATACGAATTGCGTTTGCTATTGCAAGCAGAACAACAAAGACCCTCGCTATGGAAAGGGGTGTCCTCAGTATCAGCCGGATTGAGAGGTGATTTTATGTCAAGAAAGAAAGGGCCGAACCCATTTAGACCCCGGACCATGGTTTGGGCCTTGTATGAGGAGGACTGGTCTGACCTGACCGTTCACCAGATTGCGGAGGTGTTTGCCTCCTCTGATGAATCCATTTATGCCGCTATGCGCCTCATCAAGCGGAAGACCGGGTACATGGTTCCTCATGTGAGGCTTTCCTCCAAGGGGGTTCCGGTATGCAAGTAGAAAAGGCAGTCAATCCCCGGTTCGAGGACTTCATATTTGACTGGGATTATCGGGAATACCTGCTCGTCGGTGGGTACGGCTCAAGCAAGAGTTACCATATAGCGCTCAAACTCATTCTCAAGGCTCTTGAGGAGAAACGAAAGATTCTGGTCGTGCGTGAGGTCTACGATACCATTCGTGAGTCATGCTTTGACCTGTTCCTGGAAATCCTGGAAGACCTTGACTTGCTCGACCCGAATAGCAACCGCAAGCGGAGCAAAAAGGTTCGGTATAGAACGAGTCCCATGCAACTCATTTTCCCGAATGGGAGCAAGGTTATTTTCAAGGGCATGGACAAACCGGGCAAACTCAAGTCAATCAATGGTGTTTCCATTGTGTGGCTGGAAGAGGCCTCAGAAATCAAGTATGCAGGCTATAAGGAGTTGAAAGGCCGTCTCCGTCATCCGAGCCTGAGCCTACACTTTATCCTCAGCACAAACCCGGTCGGGACTGAGAATTGGGTGTATCAGCACTTCTTCAAGCGCACGAATGATGACGGCTCTGTAACCGTTATTCTGGACGACAAGCGGCTCTATCGCAAGCATACTATCGTAAAGAATGGTGTGTACTACCACCACTCCGTCGTTGATGACAACCTATTCGTCCCGAAGAGTTACGTCCGCACACTGGATGAAATGCAGGACTATGACCCTGACCTGTATCGTGTGGCACGGCTGGGTCAGTTCGGCTTGAACGGTGTTCGGGTTCTGCCTCAGTTCCAGGTCGCCGCCTCCCATGCCCAAGTTATGCGGGCCGTGAATGGTATTCCCTCCGCATTCAAATTCACAGGGTTCGACTTTGGCTTTGAGACCTCGTACAATGCAGTCGTCAGAATGGCGGTGGATGACCGGGAAAAGGTGCTCTATATCTATTGGGAGTACTACAAGAACCATATGACAGACGACCAGACCGCCGCCGAACTGGAAGAGTTGGGGTTGCAGGGTGAACAAATTATAGCCGATAACGAAGACCCGAAAGCCATTCAATACTATCGTCAGATGGGGTTCCATATCCGGCCTTGTCACAAGTGGGCGGGGTCTCGCCTTGCGAATACAAGAAAGGTGAAGCGATTCAAGAAAATCATTTGTTCTCCGGACTGCATAAATACCATTCGTGAACTCTCGACGCTCACCTATGCAAAAGACCAGAAAGACAACCTTGTATTCGACCAGTTCAACATCGACCCGCATACATTCTCCGCTATATGGTACGGCCTGGATAATTACACGGTTGCGGACGTCAAGGACGAACTGAGGAACAGTAGAAAGGGGGCCGCATAATTGCTCCAACCTCCTTGCTACGACCCTCGAGCTCGCATTGACTGTCCTCAGAGGTCCGCTTTTTGCCGCCTGTCTTGTGCAAAGTGGCAAGCCTTTGAAAAGGAAAAGGCCGAATACTATGCAAGGCGGGAAAAGGAATACCTCCAGCGGTCATCAGACTACGAATACCAACGCAAAATCCATGAAAAATTTGAAAGGAGAAAGCACAAGAAATGAGTAGAGAAGTCGAAACGGTCGTGAATGGCCTCCGTATCCCCTGGAGCATGATTTCCGAAGAACTGGAGGGCCTGTATGGTAGCACACTCCTCGCCGAATTCAAGGAAATCATCGGGTATTATGACGTCTATGAGAATGGCGCAAAGTTTGTTTCTGAGAGTGCGAAGACCGACTTTACCGGGGCGAACTTACGCTTCAAGGAATGTCGCAAACTCATAAACAAAGAAGCCCGGTTCCTGTTCTCCAAACATCCGGACTTCTGGGTTCGGGTTCCGTACGACAAGGATTCTGCGGACGAGACTGCAAAGGCTACGGCAAAGGCGCAGACCACCATCCTCCAGAACTATGTGGACTCCGTATTCAAGGCGACGGGCCTGTATGCCAAACTCGTCAAGGCGGCGAAAGACTGCTTCATTGGAAAGCGGGTTGCATACTTTGTCAACTTTGATGAAGTGAATAAGCGCATTATGATTGACTTCATCCCGAGCCTGGAGTTTGTGTTCGAGACTGACGAGAGCGACACAAGCAAACTCACCAAAATCGTCACATTCTACACCATCAAGGACAGCAAAAGCAAAGTTGACCAGAGGGTTTACAAGAAGAAGTATTGGCTCCATGAGGAGACTGACGTATGCTGGCTCAGCGAAGCCATTTATGACGGAACTGGCACTCTCCTTGAGGAGATTACACCTGAGCGCCCGACGAAGTTTGTGGGCCGCATTCCCGCCGGTGTCATCATCAACGATGGGTTGACCGGCGACATGGACGGTTCCAGCGAAATTGAAGACCTGGAGAACTCTGAGAGTTGGTTTAGCCGCATTTCCAACGGTGACATTGACTCCGAGCGGTGCGGTATGAACCCTATTCGCTGGGCAAGGGACATGAACCCCAAAACTACGAAAGGCCTCTCTATTGCGCCGGGGGCCTTCTGGGACCTTGCCTCCGACCCGAATGCGCCTGATGGGGTCATCGGCGAAGTGGGTATGATGGAAACTTCCCTCAACTACACCAACGCCGTCAACTCCACACTGAACCGCATTCGTACCTCCATGTATGACGCCCTCGACGTCCCCGATGTGTCCCCTGATGCCCTGAAAGGTGTAGTTTCCTCCGGGAAGACTCTAAAGGCTCTGTACTGGGGACTCATTGTCCGCTGTGATGAGAAAATGCTGGCATGGAGACCGGCCCTTGAGAACATTGTGAGCCTCGTTGTTGAGGGTGGCAAACTCTATCCGGAGAGTGCAGGGCGATACACGGAGCAACCGCTCCCCGATTCCCCCTATGAAATTGAAGTGGAGAATCAATATCCTCTGCCGGATGACGAAGCCGATGAGAAGCAGGTTGACCTCGCCGAAGTGAATGCTCAGACGATGAGCAAAATGGCCTATATGAAGAAATGGCGTGGCCTGACTGACGTGGAAGCCATGCAGGAACTCAAGCAGATTGCCATGGAGCGGGAAATGCTGGAGGACACTTTTGGCTACCAGAACCCGGCTCAGCAACAGCAGGAGCAAGAACAGCAGGAAGAGGAGGACTTTGACAATGTATGAGCGAGCGGAAGTGTTTAACGAGGACCCCTCTCTGAATGAGACGGTGCGAAAGGGTATTGTTATCTCCCTCAATGCTGAGGACAAGACCGTGGACCTTATCCCCCTGAACCTTAGTGCGGATGAGATGCTGGGGCTGTTGTTTGCCGTGAGCCATGTGGATGCTCAGGGCCTGATTGAAATGGCCGAGGCTCAGTCCGAACAGTAAAGAAAAGCCCCGCCCTTTTTACGGGGCGGGGTTTGTTTCTTATCGCTTCAAAAAGTCATATTCAATATGGAGAACGGGGATTCCGGATTTCTTCATATGGCCTATCTTTGTGACCTTGGAAGCATATACCTCAGGAATCATGCCGTCTACTGCAATCGGGTGGAAGATGTGGCCTTGTGTGCCTCTCAGGTAAAACAGTTTGCCGGGGTTCTGAGCCTTGTATTCGTTGACTGTCATTTTGTTTTCCTCCTTAAATTTTATACATATCAACATTCCAGGAACCGAAAATCTTTTCCATCTTAGTGGCATAGGCAAGGGCTTCTTCAAATGTAGCGAACTCCTCACGCTCAACGAAGTCTTCATCAGCGGCTCTAACTACGAACATTTTGTTTTCCTCCCTGTTTCTTTGTGAGTATAATATAGCACACTCTTTCGAAGAATGCAAGGGCTTTTTGAAAATTTCTCAGAAAAATTTTGAAAGGAGGTTTTCGTATGGCAGAATGGACACTTGCTGACGCTACTCAAATCAGGGCAAACCTAACGAAAGAGCAGGAAGACGAGATATCCATGCTCTATCGCAAGGTCTATTTGCAGGTGCGAAAGCAAATGCTCGCTATTCCTAAAGACGGAACGACCTCGCAACAGCTTCAAAGGCAATATCTGGACAAACTGCATAAACAACTCGACGAGGCGTACAAGTCTCTCGGCGTGGGTCTTGAAAAGCAGATTCAAAAGGAGGCAAAGAAAGCCGCTCAAGGCGTGGTAGAGTCCTCCAAAAAGATGACGAATAAACTCGGGTTCAAGATTGAGGGTGCATACTCATTCGTTCCAAAAGATGTCATCAACGCTTTAGTGACTGGGCAGGTATATGGAGGAAACTGGAGCCTGAGTGGTGCTATCTGGGCCGACATCGACAAGAAGCAGTCCGACATCAGTAAAGTTATCGCTGAGGGCCTTGCGGCGAATAAAAGTGCATACGATATCGCAAAAGACTTGGAAACCTACGTTGACCCTAAAGCGAAAAAGGAATGGGACTGGAGCAAGGTTTATCCGGGCACAAGCAAAAAGGTCGACTACAATGCTCAGCGGCTGGCTCGTACTATGATTTCCCATGCCTACCAACAGAGTCTCGAACGGGTATGCAAGAATAATCCATTTGTTGAGGGGTTTATCTGGCAATCCGCACACTCAAGTCGGGTTTGTCCTATCTGCGCCGAGCGGGATGGGCAGTTCTACAAAAAGGGTGAACTCCCGCTTGACCATCCGAATGGAATGTGTACCTTTATCGCAAGTATTCAAGGCTCTATGAATGATGTCGCTGACCGGCTTGCTGATTGGGCAAATGGCAAGAGTGACCCCGAACTGGACAAATGGTACGAGGATATGACCGGGGGCAAGGCTACTCCGGTATTCAACGAGGAACAAAAGAAATGGCTGGAGCCTCTTGGCTACTCGGTGAATAATATGCCTACAAACTTCAAAGAGTTTGCTACTCAGTTATCCTTTGACCAACAGAGCGAGCTCCTTTCCCTTGCCGGTGGCTCATGGAGCAGTCCTCATCCATATCAGCTCATGGAGAAATACTACAAAGAGCACTTGCTCAGTGTGAGGGCCGGGGTTTCTGCTATACAGAAGCCGAAAAAGCCTCCTATCGGTATGAGCAAGGAACTCATGGAGGAACTGTTCAGAAAGCAGGATTACTCTGTCATTGGAAAACTTTCCGAAGCGACGAATAAGTGGTGGAAGTCCTTAACTCAAGAGGAGCGAGATGCGGTTGAGGCCTATACTGGAAGTTCCTACATTGATATGAATAACTTCCTGCGTGGCATTGATAAAAATATCGCAGACTATATGAAGAAGCGAATTCAGGACTGCCGCTCCGCTCTTAACAAGGTAGAAAGCCCCTTTGACATCGTTGTGGGCCGTGGCTCCAGCACAAGCAGTCTCCGGGGAATGCTTGGAAAGCCTAAAGGCATGAAAACCGCTATTGATGATGGCGAACTTGCAGATTGGGTGAATAAGAACAAGGACTCTTTGATTGGCTCTATTGCAAGCGACAAGGGTTTCCTCTCAACGACCCCTGTTGAGGGCGGCGGGTTCTCGGGCGATATCACTTATCGAATTTTTGTGCCTAAAGGCAGTCATGGAGCCTATGTTGACGAGTACAGTAGACATCAGGGTGAGCGAGAGCTCCTGTTGCAAGCCGATGGAAAGTTTAGAGTGACTGACCTTGTCGCCTCCTATGGGAATAGGGTTACGGTCTATATGGAGTACATTCCGCAAAAATAACTCTTGCATTCTGTTTCTTTCTATGGTATAATGCAAGTGGAAAGGAGTGAGACTATATGTCAAGCAAATTCGAATGGACAGAAGAGACGGCTCCGAAGCCGGTACGCATGGAAGACCTCGTCTGTAAAGACTGCTTCCATAGGAGCGGACGAACTGACATCTGTGCTGAGTATCAGGAACTAAAGCCTTTCTCAGTGCTGGATGGTGGTTCTTGTCCACACTACAAAAAGGAGAAGAAATGATAAAGAACAAGGACAAAATTCTCGGTTCCCTGATTGGGTTTGCTATTGGCGACGCTATGGGTGCAACGACCGAGTTCATGAGCAAGGAGCAAATTCAAAAGCAATACGGAAAAGTCGACCATATCATGGGCGGCGGTTGGTTAAATCTGCGCCCCGGCTCCGTCACTGATGATACGCAAATGTCCCTCGTAGTTTATAGGGCTATGCGGGACACGGCTGGTCATCCTGAGCGGACGCTCGAGACGATGTGCGCCGGGTTTAGGGCGTGGGCGGACAGCAACCCGCCTGACATTGGTGGGGCCTGTCGACGGGCGATTTACGGAACAAAGTCGCTGAAACCCCGTGCGTGGATATGGCATAACAAGCGGCGACAGGAGGCAACCAAACACAAGGACCTCGGCAACGGTGGCCTCATGCGCTGTCTTGTGCCTCTGCTGGCGGGTGACTTACGACTGGCAAAGGCTCAGTCTTATCTCACGCATTCCGTTGACACTCACGACACCTATATCGAACTCTACTACGAAGCCCTCCAGGATGCCTTTCTTGGGCTGAGGCCTGTATATCCGAAGCACATGGAGCCGACGGGTCATGTCATCAATACTGAGCGAAATGCTGAATATTGGTGTTATGCTACGACTTCATTCGAGGAGGCTATTATTGGGGCCGTAAATGATGGGGGCGACGCTGATACCATAGCCGCTCTCACTGGAGGCCTTGCCGGTGCTCTGTATGGGTTTGAGGCAATTCCATTTGAGTGGGTAAATGCCCTCGAACCAGAGGTCGCCGATGAACTTTGTGACTGTGCAGACTGGCTCATAAAATGACAACTTAAAAATCGCTGAAAGCCCTGAGCCGCAACGGTTCGGGGCTTTACCTTTTATGGTAAACAACTACCTTGTCAAAGTTCAGAGTTCGATGTATAATTCAAATAGGTGTTTACCGGAGTTCAGTAAAACCGGATTAAAGTGACCGGGCATTCATCCCGGAGAAAAGGAGAAAACACTATGAACGAGAAGAGCAAACTTAAGGGGATTGGACTCCAGTTCTTTGCCGATGGCGGAGACCCCGGTGCTGGCGGTGATGGCGGGAATCCTGAGGGCGGTGCTGGTGGTACTGGTGGCTCCGGCGGTGGAACTGGCGGAGAGGGTGGTACTCAGACCAAAACCTTTACTCAGGAAGAAGTCAATAGAATGCTGGCAAACGAGAAGCGTCAGGGCAGACAGGCCGCTCTCAAGGCTCTGGGTCTTGACCCCAACGACAAGGACGCCGAGAAAAAGGCAAAGGCCATTCTCGACACTCAGAAGACTCAGGCCGAAAAGGATGCTGAGGCCCTCACCACTGAAAAGAATGCCCGTGCTGAGGCTGAGGCAAAGGCACTCGCCGCCGAACGTAAACTCGCAGTCCTCACAACTGGATGCAAGGCTGAGTTCGTCGAGGAAGTGTTTGCGCTGGCCTCTGCAAAGGTAAACGACTCCACTGACTTTGAGGCCGCTCTCAAGGCAGTCAAGGAGAAGTGTCCCGCATTCTTTGAGGGTGACGGTGGTGGCGACCCCGGTACTGGTGGCGGTCAGGGTCATCGTCGTCAGAAACAGGGTGAAAAGCCCGGTGCAAGAGGAGCCGCTCTTGCTCAGAGTGTTATCTCTTCGAACCCCACAAAAAATCCGTATTTCAATGATTAAGGAGGAAAAGAAATGTTGAATCGCTCTGGTATCAGAAAAGAAACTGCTGGCGCTCCGGTTCAGATTCTGGGTTCTACGAGTCCCTATTATGCAATCGGGATTATCGTGGATGACTCTGCCGGAACCGTCGTCGGCTCCCGCAAGATTGTTAAGGCCGGTACTCCCCTCACCGTGGACTTCTCGAACCTCCAGACCCCGGCGACAAAGATTGCCGCAAATACAAACATCGGGGATGCGAACGTCATTCTGCTCCATGACGTTGACGTCACCAACGGGGATGCAAACGGCTCCGGTCTGGTGACGGGCATTGTGAACTACAACCGTTTGGAGACCGACGTTCAGGCCCTGCTCAAGCCCGGTAACTCTGTTTCCGGTGTGTTCTGTATTGCGCTGTAAAGGAGGAAAACAAAACATGAATAAGAGAAAGTCTGTGCTGAGCGGTATCGGCTTGCAGTTTTTCGCCGAGCGCCTGTCCATCTTCGACTTGGTCAAGGCTCCTGAGCTGACCGCATACTGGGAAACTTTCATCAAGGACCGGCCTCCCTATCTGGGCGAGACCCTGTGGAACAACCAGAAGAAACTCGGCCTGGACCTCAAGTGGATTAAGGGTTCTCAGGGTCTGCCCGTTGTTCTGAAGCCCTCCGCCTTTGATGTGAATGCTGTTCCCCGGCCCCGTATCGGCTTTGACCGGCTGTCCGCTGAGATGCCGTTCTTCAAGGAGAGCACCTACATTGACGAGGAACTGCGTCAGCAGTTGAACATGGTCATCGAGACCGGCAATCAGGCATATATCGATTCCGTCCTGAACCGTGTGTTCAACGACGAGATTCGTCTGCTGGAGGGTGCTCGTGCCCGTCGTGAGATGATGCGTATGATGATGCTGACTACCGGCTCTATCGCTATCTCTGCGAATGGGCAGAACTACTCCTATGACTACGGCGTCCCCGCCGAGCACAAGGCGACCGTCACGAAGTCCTGGAGCGACCCCTCTGCCGACATCCTGGCCGATGTGCGGGGCTGGCAGGACAAGGTCGAGAGCGATACCGGCGTCCGTCCCACTCGGGCCGTGTGTGACTCCAAGACTTGGGGTTATATCAAGAAGAATACCATCATCTCTAAGGCTATCTATGTGATTGCCGGTGGTGGCATTCTGGTCTCTGATGCCCGTGTCAAGGCTCTGCTCAAGGAGGAACTGGACCTGGAGGTCGTTGTGTACTCCAAACTCTACACGGGTGACTCTGGTAAGGCTGTGAAGTTCATCCCCGACGACACTTTCGTTCTGTTCCCGACCGGTCTGCTGGGTTCCACTTGGTTCGGCACCACTCCCGAGGAGTCCGACCTGCTGACCAGCAACGTCGCCAACGTGTCCATCACCGATACCGGCGTCGCCGTTTGCACTTCCGAAAAGGTTGACCCCGTCAATGTGGAGACAAAGGTTTCCATGGTCTCTCTGCCCTCTTTCGAGGCCGCTGACCAGATTTTCATCGCTGACGTGAGCGCCGGAGGGGAGGCGTAAACCATGGTCACAATTGAGAGAGCCGGTCATGTACTGACTGTCACTCAGGGCGCATTCAAGGCCCTGTATAAGCCCATGGGGTACGTCATCGTCGGGACTGAGGGAGAGCCTGAGGCCTCCCCGGTCCCTGACGAGGTAACTACTCCCCCTGTCGACGAGGATGGCTCTGAGGACGACCAGACCTCCGAGGAGGACGAGGTTCAGGACGATGGCGAAGACACCGACGAAGACCAGGACGATGAGGACCTCGAGGAGAAGCCCCTCAGCGAAATGAACTTCAAGGAGTTGAAAGCCTATGCCAAACGGCGGGGAATCAACGTGAATGGCATGAGTAGCAAGAAAGAGGTCCGTGAAGCCATTCTGGAGGCCGAGGAGGAAGACTAAGAAAGGAGGAATACCATGGCCGGAGAAAACCCTATTGACAGCATGAAAATCGTTCTCCGGGAAAAGGACATTCCTTTCTTTTCTGACGAAGAGTTGCAGTTCTACCTCAGCGCAAACGGCGGGAACGTCAACGACGCCCTGTATCAATGTTTGTGCATAAAGGCAGAGAACACAACGATGTCTCTTTCCGGGTTTTCAACGGGTGACACAAGCACCTATTTCCGTCGCCTTGCGAATATGTACCGTCCCTCCAACTCTGGGACGCTGGGAGGTACTGTATGAGAACCCCGAAATTCGAACTGAATAAGCTGGTTCGGCTCATCCGGACGCATGGGGTTCCCTACGAGTTCCAGCGTGATGGAGTTGATGAGTTCAAAGAACCCGTAAAGGCGGCGTCCAAAATCAGCGTGAATGGGGTGTACCACGAACAGAGTCAACATCTTACTCTCACTGAGGCGGACGCCGCCTCTGTTAGACAGAAGCAAAGTCCCTATATTCTGGCTCTGTTTTCAGAGGCAAACGGTATCAAACAGGGCGACTATGTCATCATAAATGGATTGAAATACACGGTGGTCGGGACGAATAATATTGGGAACTGGAACCTTGCGCTCGACATCAGTCTGGAGGAACCTGTATGAACTTTAGACTGGATGCGGAGTCGTTGCTGAATGGGCTTGCAAACTTTGAAACAAGGGCGCAAGCGGCTATCCGTATGTATGCGGAAACCTCAGCACTCAAACTCCAAAACTACGCAAAGGAAAAGGCCCGGTGGACCGATAGAACCGGACACGCTCGTCAGCGATTGACAGGTGAGGCGCTCACCGTGACGAATGGGTATAAGTTGCGGCTCGCCCATGGGGTTGATTATGGAAAATGGCTGGAACTGGCCCACGAGAAACGGTTTGCAATCATCATGGAGACTATTGAGATAGTTGGTTCCTCGGAAATTCTTCCCGGCTTTGAAAGGCTCTTAGAGAGGGTGAGGTAAATGCCACAAGAAACGAGATACATGGATATTTTCAAGCACCTTTCTGACAATGGCATTGACGTCTACTCTCCCGCTCAGAAAAAGGGCGAATGTGAGGCCCCGTATGTGGTGCTCAAAGATGCAGGTACTACCAAAATCGCCGGACTGAGCACTACTCAAACCATCTATGACGTCATGTGCTATGTGCCGAAAGACCATTTCACACTCTTGGAAAAGTACGTCCAAAGGGTAAAGCAAGTCATGAGCCAACTGCAACCGATGATAATGCCGGTATTCATCGAGACTGCGTCGTTTTACGACGATTCTGTAGAGGCTCACATGATTAGCGTTCAATACCGAAACAACCGTAAAATCATTCTTTGAGGAGGTTTACACTATGGCAACCAAAAAGGGTCATGAAATTCCTACCATTGATGTCGTTCTGGTAACTGTCGGCCCTGTTGAGGAGGGCGGTGACGAGATTGCTCTCGATACTGCCTCCAACATCCAGGTCAGCCCTCAGATTGAGACCGAGGACGCTATCAAACTCATCGTAAAGGGCCGTCTCATTGCTCAGAAGAACGCCGTGAACACCATGACCGGCAACGCTATCACGCTGACCGACAACGTGTTCAATCCCGAACTGGTGAAGATTCTCCAGGGCGGCGTCATCAAGTATTGGGCCGACGCTGAGCAGGGGTCCACTTCTGATACCGACATGGGGTTCGGCGTGGCTTCTTACACTCCTCCCGTCGCCGGTGCTATGGAGAAACTCGCCACGTTCCCGCTGAATGCGTATTCCGCTATCTACAACGCCGCCGGAGTCATTACCGGGTACGAGCGTATCACTTATCCGAACTGTCAGGGTGTCCCCGTCGCTCTGAACAGCGAGGACGGCGTGTTCCGTGTTTCCGAGTACACTATCAACTCCGCCCCTGCTGAGGGTGAGGCCCCCTATGTCATCAACTATATCAAGGAACTGCCCGTCGTGGGTATTCTGGGCGAACTGACTGTTCAGTCTACTGCTGGTACTACCTCCGGCAAAACCAAACTGACCGTCACTCCTACAAAGGGTCCTGACAATGCCTATTGGACGAAGACCGGGACTTCCCTGACCCTGCCCAACTACCACGAGGTCGTCGGTACTGGCGGCGGGTACACGTCTTGGAACGGGACTGCGGAACTGACTGCAACCACGGGTCAGGAGGTCATCGTGGTTGAGGTGGATGCAAGCAACCGGGCCGTCAAGGGTGGCAAGACAACTGTCACCGCTATGGCCTAAAGAGAGGAGAATAAACAATGGAGAATCTGAAGATTACACCTATTTCCGAACTCATCGAATCCAGCCGGGGCGAGGTCGTCGCCCTGCCCCCTTTCCGTGAGGGCTGTCCTTTCGTGGCTCAGTTGAAGCGGCCCTCCATGCTGATGCTGACAAAGTCCGGCCGCATTCCTAACTCCCTCATTTCTTCTGCGAACAAACTGTTCAACGGAAAGGGGGTTGACGGCTCTAATGGCAACACGATGAAAGACGCTTTTGATGTGTTCGAAACTCTGTGCGAGGCCTCTTTCGTGGAGCCTACCTACGCTCAGCTCAAGGAAGCCGGGGTTGAACTGACTGACGAACAGTTCATGGCGGTATTCAACTATACTCAGGCCGGGGCGAAGTCCCTTGCTCCCTTTCGTGGAAAGCAAGCAGATTCTGTCCCTCCTGTCTCTGGCTCAGAGGTATCGGGAAAGACCGTCGAGGCTCCTCGGAATTGAGGATGCTTATACTGCCTATTGTCTTGACGAGGCCTGTGCTTACATAATGGCCCGTCTTGACAATGGGGAGGAGATGGAATACAAAAAGAAATATAGCAGTTTCACCGAACTTTATAGTCAGTACGAATAGGAGGTGTCTAAATGCCTGGAGTTGACCTTGGAACCGCTGTTGGCTATCTTATGTTAGACGCCTCAGGTTTCACAAGTGGGTTCGATAGGGCAAGGTCCGCTCTCAGGACCTTTCAAGACGAGTCTGCGACTGCCGCTGACAAGTTTTCTGCTGTTGGAACTGCGATGACTGCGGTGGGTGGCACTCTGACAAAGAGCGTCACCCTCCCTGTCGTTGGTCTGGGAACAGCAGTTATGAAAGTCGGTAACGACTTTGAAGCCCAAATGAGCCGAGTTAAGGCCATAGCCGGGGCGACTGGCGAAGAGATGGAGAAGTTGAATGACCTTGCGCTCCAATTAGGTGCTGAAACTTCTTTCTCCGCAAGTGAAGCCGCTGAGGGTATGGAAAATCTTGCGAGTGCGGGTTTTACCGTGAATGAAATTATGGACGCTATGCCGGGACTCCTGGACTTAGCGGCGTCGTCTGGTGCTGACCTTGCCACGGCAACCGAAATCGCCGCCTCAGCCGTCCGAGGGTTCGGCCTGGAGGCCTCTGACACTACTCACGTCGCTGACGTATTTGCTGAGGCCGCCGCTCGTACAAATGCTCAGACTGAGGACATGGGCGAGGCTATGAAATATATTGCCCCTGTCGCAAAGGCTATGGGACAGAGCCTCGAAGAGACTGCCGCCGCTGTGGGTATCCTTTCCGATGCAGGTATTAAGGGTTCTCAGGCTGGCACGTCCTTGAGAGGTGCTCTTTCTCGTTTGGCTCGTCCAACAGATACTATGACTCAGGTCATGAAAGAGTATAGCCTTTCTTTCTACGATGCGTCTGGCAATATGCTCCAACTGAACCAGATTATCGCAGAACTTGAAAAAGGTCTTGGAGGGCTTACTCAGGAACAGCGAAACAACGCATTGGTCACTCTGTTCGGTCAAGAATCTCTTTCGGGTATGCTGGCTCTAATGGAGCGAGGTCCTGAGGAACTGCAAGCACTCACTCAATCGTTCTATGACGTTGATGGAGCCGCCGCTGAAATGGCCGATACCATGATGGACAATACCTCCGGAGCAATCGAGGAAATGATGGGTTCCATTGAAACCCTTGCTATCAAGATTCAACAGGTCATGGCCCCGGTTGTTACAGACATTGTCCAAAAGATTACAGAATTCATCAATAAAATCTCCTCAATGGATGATGAAACCCTGCAATTAGTTGTGAAAATCGCCGCCGTCGCCGCCGCTCTTGGGCCTCTGCTTCTCATCTTTGGAAAGATAACAAGCGCAGTCGGCTCAGTCATCAATATATTCACAAGCCTATCCGGAACCATTGGCGGAATTGTGAGTACGTTGAGTCAGGTTGGAGGGGCTTTGACCGGAACCCTTACCGGGCCTCTAACCGGAGCGGCGGCAACCATTACCAAACTCATCACGTCTTTTGCAAGTTTGGCCCCCACTATTCTTCCGATTGTTGCTATTGTTGGAACCCTTGCGGCGGCATTCAAACACCTGTGGGACACGAATGAAGAATTTCGTGAAAGCATGACTGCAATCTGGGAGGGTATCTCCGAAACCGTTGGCAATTTTTGTGATGGAATTGTTGAACGTATTAACGAACTCGGGTTCAGTTTTGAGAATCTTGGGGAAGTTTTGAGTGCTCTTTGGGATGCCTTTACTACGTTACTCGCCCCTCTATTTGAGGGTGTATTCCAGAATATTGCAATAGCAATAGAAACCGCCTTAAACACTATCCTAAGTGTTCTCGACATCTTTATCGGGCTATTCACTGGTGATTGGGAGCAAATGTGGAATGGTATCAAAAACCTTTTCACTGGGGTCTTTGACGGTATGATAGCAACAGTCGAGAATTGGGGAAATACCCTCATGGGCTTGCTGGATGCTGTTCTCGGGCTTTTTGGAACCTCTTGGGAAGAACTTTGGACCGGTGTCAAAGACTGGTTCAGTAATGCCGTTAACTCCATTGTCTCCGGGGTACAGTCCATCATCGATTGGTTCGCCGCTCTACCGAGCAATATTGCAACCGCTGTCCAAAATGCTATTTCTGCGATTGGAAACTTTGCTTCTGAGGTATGGTCCAGTCTTGTTTCTGGGGTTGGAGACGCTATCAGCGCAGTTGGTTCGTTCTTTGCAGAGTTGCCGAATAATATTGCCTATGCCCTCGGATATGCTATCGGCTCCATCCAAAATTGGGTTGAGGAAATGTGGAACACTCTTTCAACGGCTATTCCGCAACTCATTGAGGATATTGGCACATGGTTCGGCGAATTACCTGGAAGAATCAAAGAATGGCTTGCTCAAACTGTTACCGCTATCGGTGAATGGTTTTCTCAAGTGTGGGCTTCTGTCACTGAGTGGCTTGCTCAAACTTTCAACGTGATCGCCGAATGGTTCATGTCAATTCCGGGGGCCGTTTATGAGTGGCTCTCCGGGGTATTCACAACGATTGTTGACTGGGGTGCAAACCTCATTGAAACTATCGGAACAGTCATGGGAGATTTCTTCCAGTCCATTGTGGATTGGCTTGCAGGTATTCCAGACGCCTTTGTCGAGTGGTTCAATAAGGTTATTGAATTCCTCAAGAGTTTACCTGCTACTCTGTTTGAAATTGGTAAAGATATGCTCCAGTCTTTGTGGGATGGGATGGTGTCCATTGTGGATGGTTTGTTCGGTTGGATTGGTGATGTCATTGAGGGGATAAAAAGCATTTTCTCCTCCGCTGAGGAGGGTTATGAAGATGCTCGGCGTTCTGCTGAGTCTGTGAGCGGTTCTTATGCAAGCGGCCTTGATTATGTCCCTCGGGACATGAACGTCCGTGTGCATGAGGGCGAGCGCATTCTTACCAAACAGGAGAACGCTTCTGGAGTGTTCGGCAACTCTGGCTCCGGTGGTGTTCAGACCGTGAACTTTGATCTCTCAATTCCTATGGATGGGCAGGTACTCGCAAGAGCAAGTTACAGTTACAATCTAAAAGAGGGTTCTCTTAGAGGGGGCGATTTAGTAGAGGGAGGCAATAGCCTATGACATTCAAAGTTGATAATGTTGATTACAGTTCCAAGATAACGATTGCAGGGTATAAGGTTTCTCCCCGAAGAGTCTATGGAGGCGCTCGGGGAGACCTCCTAAATGGTGAAAGCGTGGCTGACCTTATAGTCATTAAAAAAGACTTGGAAGTCACGATTGTTTCTACTGTTGAGGCTGATACTTCTGCAATAGCAACGGCACTATTAAAGGAATACGTTCAACTCGTATTCTCTGACCCTGTTACTGCTACGGATATTTCAGGAACATATGAACCCGAAGTCTCTTCTATTGAGATGGCTATTGATATTGGAGGGGCTGTTGGTACAACTGCCTCAAATAATCGGTATTGGTACGGGTTTGAAGTATCATTCAAACAGAAGTAGAAAGGAGGTTATCATGGCTGTCAACGAATTACTGTATAATAGTAAAACCTTTGAACGGCTTAGAAAAGCCTCTTGCAATCTAAGCGAGTCCCTTTCTTTGAGTGCATTACCCATAGATACTCTGAGTGCAACTGTGGTAGAAGAAACAGACGTTGCAGATTTGAAAGAATATGAGTACGGTTCAATCGTTCAATACAAGCATAACAATATTCTCATCGGGAAATTTTATCTGGAAAAGATTGAACAGACTGGAAAATGGGATTGGACATTTTCCTGTATATCTCCTATTGGTCTTCTTGAAAAAGACAACCATTGGGGAGGAATTTATACTGGTCAAACTGCTGAAGAGGTTCTTGCTGATGTCATTGGTGGGGTTATACCTTACACTATTGATGATGGGTTAAAAACCGTTCTTGTATATGGTTGGTTGCCAAAAGGTACTCGAAGGGATAACCTGAGAAATGTTCTTTTTGCTATCAATGCAAGAGTTATTAAAAATGATGCAGGGGATTGTCATTTTGTTGCTCTTTCTGAGGGAGAACCTTATGAACTCCCTATCAGTAAATTCTATTTAACGGGTGGGAGTGTTACTAAAGGCTCCCCCGCTACTCAAGCACAAATTACAGAGCACTCTTACTATCAATCCCCCGGAGCAACTACTGAGACAATTTTTGAGGGTGTTGCAACTGGTTCAAGTTTTATAACTCCTAAAGGAACAAGTATCTCGCAAGCAACTCTTCTTGAATGGGATAAACCATACTATGACTATCAGGTTACAGGCTCAACTATCTTAGAGTCTGGAGTGAACTACGTTGTAGTCTCTCAATCTGCTAACTGTACTATAACAGCGAAAGCCTATGCACACTCTGAACGAGTTTTGTTTCGAAATGGTGAGGAGAACGAGTCTCCTAATGTCGTAAATTCAAATGCTTGTCACCTTGTAAATTTAACAAATTCAGAACTCGTTGTAGACCGAGTCATTGCATTTTACGGTCATGCGAAAAAGACGGTGGTTGATATAATT